TAAAAGAAGTATTATTATTAGTCCAATTTGTGAATCCAGATTGTAATGGTCCTGTATAATTGTTTCCAAGAAAATAATTCATACCGGTTGTTTTATATCCTGTTGGGTTAACGGGGTTATAATTTCCGGGGTATACGGCCCCGTAACTTGAACTTGAACTTGAACTTGAACTTGATGTAAAGGGTTTGCTACTTGAGCTTGAACTTGAACTTGAACTTGAATAGCTTGATGTAAACGGTTTGCTACTTGAACTTGAACTTGAACTTGAACTTGAACTTGAATAGCTTGATGTAAACGGTTTGCTACTTGAACTTGAACTTGAACTTGATGGTTTGCTACTTGAACTATCAGGTTTATTTATTAAAGCTATAGATGCTTCTAAACTTTGTATTAGTTGTTTTAATGAAAATGACCCACCGCTTTTGCAAGGTATGGAATAATCAGAACTTGATGGTATAAAGAGCTTAGTGTCTTTCTTTTTTAAATTTACAATTGCGTTATTCATAGCCGAAATAACTACCCCTGATGTAGTAGTTGGTGTTAATTGATTACTTGATGTTATATACTTACTTGAATTAAAAGTTGAATCTAATATTTTTGCTAAATCTAGATTCTGGGTTAAGTCAGAGACAGTCTTTGCATTTTTTATAGAAGCTGATAAATACGCATTGTATAGTATACAGTTAAAATCAGATACTGTGAAAACAGAAGGTGGTGTATAAGTAAAAGAACTTTTTGTAATTGAATAATTTGTGCTGTTATTTATAATACCTGAGCTAACATTTAGATCCAATGTTATATTTGTGTATCCTTTACTCAGTGGGGCTGTTTTGAGAGAATAAATTTCTATTGTTTTTGGATCGTTAAAATCTATGGACATCTGGTTTACAGTTATTACCTTATTGTTAATATATGAGTATGTCATTTGTGAAATTGTGATTATCGAACAATTTGTAATTGGTATATTTTTTAAATTTGATAGAACTACAGAGTTATCACTTTCTCCTTTTAGTTTTATCGTAAATATGGGATTTGATTTTTTCATATTTTTAATTTTGTTGTATTGTATATAACTCGGTATAAAATTATTAATACTCAAGGTATTACCTGATACTGAATTTACTTTGCATTTACTACCTGAACTTGAATTTTTACTAGAACTTCCAGGATTGCTTGGAAATGTAACTGTAGTTGTTGTATCATCATCACTACTACCACTTGTTTTTATATTGGTGTTTTTACCATTCACGGTTATTTTAATTTTATACATTACAGTTTGGCCAGTGTATGCGACGTCCATAATAATTGCATTTGTTTTTGAAAGCTCAATTATTCCAGAATATCCATAAGCTGACAAATTTTTTGAAAAATCAATTACCAAATTAGGAAATGATACATTCATCGGATAAGAGTCTGCATCTTTAAATGGTGTATAATTAAAATTGGCACTGACGCTCTCTAATGATACGATAGGAAGATTTTTCGTTATACTTATTACTGTAGAAGTAGTATCATAAGTTAATTTATTGAAATTAATTGTTTTATTTCCTTGGTATTTAATAGTTGGTCCTTTAAAATTATCTGGAAATACCACACCATTATTTATAAAATTTATTTGTAAACCACTTTGTATCCCTATAAAACCATTTGAATTAAATGCTATCAAAGGTGTTTGTTCGGTAAAAGCAGTAAATTTACTTGTTCCCAAATTTGACCAAAGAAAGTAAAATACAATTATTAAAAGTATAGCAAATATTACTTTTTGTGTATTTGGATTTATATTAAAGGACCCAAATTTAAAAGTTGCCATAATTTTAATAATTACAATATTTTTATTTTATTGATAAAGCGGAATAAAATAATTTACACCAGAAATATTTACTTGAAGAAATTTTCCAGTTATACTTTTAGTTAACGTTTGGGCTGCAGCAGAATCATCTATGTTTACAACATTTAGGGATTGCGCCGTTCCCTGAGAAACTATTCCGTTAAGTGTAAAACCACCTAACTGGCAACTGGTGCTTAAAAAATTTGAATCCTGGGGAATACCACCACTTGACATTTACTTTAATGAAGTATTTTATTTATTTATTTTAACGTAAATTACTTTTGCCTCTTCAGTTTACAATTAGTTAGATTACCTTGATTATCTAGAGTACAGTAATATGTTTTATTATTTGGAGCCAAAAGACCATAAAAAGCATCTCCATCTTTACCGTCATCACCTTTTGAACCTTTTGGACCAGTTTCACCTTTTGCACCGGTTTCACCTTTTGGACCAGTTGGACCTGCTGGACCAGTTGCACCTTTTGGACCAGTTTCACCTTTTGGCCCAGGGGTATTACTTACACCATCTATACCTTTCGGGCCTGCCACACCACTTGCTCCTTTTGCACCGGTTTCACCTTTTGGGCCGGGTAAACCTTCTGGACCTTTTGGACCGGGTACCCCATCAGAACCTTTTGGACCAGTTGGACCTGCTGGACCGGGAATATTACTTATACCATCAGCACCTTTTGGACCTACCGGACCGGGTATCCCGTCTGCACCTTTTGGACCTGCTGGACCCGGGGTATTACTTACACCGTCTGCACCTTTTGGACCTGCTGGGCCCGGTAATCCATCTGCACCCTTTGGACCTGGAACTCCTATAGGACCTTGAGGACCAGAAGGGCCAATAGGACCCGCAGCACCTGGTAAACCACTTGATCCAGCTACTCCTTGTGGACCTGGAAGACCAATTTTACCGTCAGCTCCTGCTACCCCCTGTGGACCGATTTTACCATCTATACCTTTTATACCCGCCGGACCTACTGGACCCACCGGGCCAGTTTCACCTTTCGGACCCTGTGGTCCTACCGGTCCTACCGGTCCCGCTGGACCTTGTGAACCCTGAGGACCTGCAGGGCCAGTAGGACCTGTTGTAACGGGTGTTGTTGCTCCAAAAGAAGATCGTGTGACTTTGTAGATAAATAATAAAACTAAAACAATAAGAATAACAATAAAAATATACTCACCCATTTAATTAAACAAATTATTTTTATTAAAATTAAAATAATGATAAATTATAAAATGTCAAGACAAAGCTGTTCTAATTTTGATGCAGCTGTTCCTGGAACAGGGCCTATAAGGTCCCTTGTCCCTACACAGTCTGTAGAATTTGAAAAATACAACAGTTCTTACAATTATTCACTTAAATCAAGAAGTGATTACAACCTAAACCCCCAACCGGAAGGAAATGTTTTTTCAGCCTACCCCAAAGCCGAACAAAACCGTGAAGGTGTTTATGTCATCGATACAGATCGTGGTGAACTTTCCCCAACAACGTATACCCAAGTCAATACAGCTGGTCAAAAACAATTTCAGAACCGTCTCCAAGATACCGTGCGCCCAACAATGAAAGAAACAACTCTTTATAGTTACGACGGTTATATCGCGCCTGTTACATCTAAACAGGCTTTGTACAGTCAATTTATCCCACAATACGCTAAAATTGGTGGTAAAGAAGTTCGTGTTGGTGGAGCCAGTAACTACGGTCTACGAACGGCAACGGAATATTCTTACTTTTCAACACCTGGCCCAACCTCTATTAATGGACAGGGTCTTCAAAATCCAGATGCTCGACTCGGATACACTTGGCAAAGACCAGACGAAAATGTTGATGGAGCTGGTACATTTAAAGGTGTTATTCCTGATGGATCACGTACACAAAACTACCGCCCACTTCCCAAGCCTACATCAAATGGTCTCAGGTTCAATTACAACTTGGAAACAAATGGAGGATCCGTTGCAGATTATTCCCAGTTACTTGGAAAACAAGTCGACGGAATTGAAAACCGTTACACTGCAAGTTACCAAATTGCTCCGTTGTTCAATAATCCACTTACTGTTATATGGAATCCCGATAACAAAGGTGAAATACCTGCCTTTTATAATGATCCCGATCCGATTGACTATTCCTACGAGACCTTTCAAAATTTACCACAAAATGAATTTGTTTCAGGTGGTTATAACGGTGATTGGGCTGCAGATCCGAATAGTACTTCAGCAAATGCATATGTTCTTGATTTGGAAAAAGGTGTTCACAATCCAAGGCTTGAATGGGCCCAGGGTGTCAATACCTTACCAGGTGTTATTTATAGTCCTGATGATTCTGTTAAAATCAAAGTACCAACAACTGCATACGGAGGTCCTACCGATGTTTATCAACAGTATCTTATTAATCAGACAGAACGTCGTCCAAATAATACATACACTACTCTGGGTGACCCAAGTGCTGGATTTACTGGAATGTCAGTTAATGATTTTGTTAAATCAATGGCTTAATTCTTCAATTTGATCCTTTGAAAGTCCATACTTACGAAGATGTTTGATAAGGGCTTTTGCACCTTTTCCCTTAAATGACCTTATAATTTCCATAATTTGGGAACTTGTAAGTTCTTTATTTCCAAAGGAATACCTGTTTACAGTGTACTCACCCATGGAGTAACTTGGTTTTCCTAATTTGAAATTATTCTTTTTTCCAATTGTGTTTATACTACATCCTTCTTTTTTAGTTGAAAAAATGCGAATAAACGGTTCATGTGCTAAAGTAAGAAGGGAAATATCGCTTTTATTCGGGCCGACAAAACGTTGTCCATCACGGTATCCAGCTTGGACGTAGTATTCTGTTGGAAAAAAATTAACAAAAAACCATGCATTTGGGTTATTGTTCCAGACTATATTACATTTTGTTTCATTAAATTTACTTGAAATCATTTTCAATTTTTTTATGAGGTCATTTATCTTAGCACCTGAAAAATCATCTTCCTGGCCTTTCTTATCGATTGTTCTCAAACTTTCAAAGTCATCTGGGGTAACGTAATTTTTAATTGAACTTGTAACAATGCATGAATCCTGCACTTCCGGAAACCCTCCATTTGGTATTTTACTGAATTGGTGTCCACGAAGACCGGAGTACTTCATGATATTACCAAATTTTTCAGAATGAATTCCAGAGTGTCCAATTGAAGAAATGTCTTCACTTGGAACTGAAATATGAGTTTTTTCGGCGGTACTCAGTAAATTATTAAGATCAAATGTATTTATGAAATGAACGAACGAATATGGATTTATCATTATACTCTTTTTTGCTAATTTATTTACTTCAGGTATAGGCCTAAAATTATGAGTACTTTTAAAGTATTCCTCAATCATAAATATTAAAATCCCGCGTTCTGAGTCTGTTAGAAGTTCTTTCATCTTTCTTATTTTACAAGGACTTACTTGTATTGTATAAAGCCCCTCAACTGTAAAAACGAGATGTGCTTTATTACCATTAAATGCAAATTTAATTGTTTCGCGTATGTCTTCACCACTTGGCCATCCCCATACAGTATCACCTTGATTGTACGCACTTATAGGATGGGTATGGAAATTAATAACATTGTTTGGTGTATACACTGAATCAGAATCCCCTTTATGTTTATCAACGTGGCTTACTTTATCGAAATTATCGCAATTAATAACACCTGATATTTCGTAATTTTCACCAAGTTCTGGGAATATTTGATTATTTATAATACTTAGTGGTAAATGCAATTTAAGTTTACAAGTATTGTCTACTTCACTTGTATAAACAGTCATTTAAAGTTAACTGTTATTTTAATTTAATTCGTAATAATTCGTTAATTTAATTACTTATTATAAATAAATGAGTAATAATTTAAATATATCTGTACTTGTAGCTGCAAGAGACGAATACATCGAACAATTAAAATGTATAATCGTTCCTCTTCTTATTCAAGGCTTTAATAGTATATATTCAGACGCATTGCGTATCTCCGAAGGTAAAAAAACAATCTACAAATTTCAAGAACTTTTAAAAGAAATTCCTAACTGGAATCAAACAATTCTTCAAGAAGAATCCAAACGCATCAAAAAGAAATGTCCATACATAATGGATATAGTAACGGCTATTTTCGTAAGTAACGTAAAAATTTTAGCAAGTATTCGTTTGAAGGGTAAAAACGAAAACATTCGCGTTAAAATCCCAACAAGTGACATCTTCATTCATTCTAACTACATCGAATCAGCCCAGCACATCTTTTACGATCCATTTTTATTTCATCACCGCGCAAATGCTTTTGGAAGAAATGTTCAAGACAACAAGGAAATCGTTAAAAGAATAATTCGAAATGCAGTCGACGAAACTATTCGCCAAATGCTTCCATTTGATGATATCCTTCGAGAATACCTAGAAAACGCATTAGATGAATCTGAGAGCGAATCTGGAAGTGAATCTGGAAGCGACCCTGATATTGGTTCTGATAAACTTGATAATTCAAAGATAATAGGATCTGACCCAGAATCAGACTTTGAATCTGATTCTGATACTGAACCAGAAGTTAAAAACTTCCAATTACCACAACCTGGTATTCGCGGAAAAACAGAATACTTTGGTAAAGAACCTGACGACGAATCCGAATCAGAATATTCCGAAGGATCTGACGACTCCGACCACGGTGATCAGGATTCAGGTGGTCCCGGTGAAATTCCGAATTCAATGGGTTCACAAATGAGCCCCCAAATGGGTCCCCAAATACCGCAACCGGTGATGCCAAGGCCGGTTCCCCAGATGACCCAACAATCAGTTCCACAAATAAACCAACAATCTGTACAACAACCGGTACAACAAATGATTCCCCAAATGGCACAGCAAGTGAGTCCCCCAATGATACAGCAACAAGGTGATAACAAATTTTCCTTTTTTTAAATTAATTCGTAAAATAAACATAAAATAAAAAATTCGTTACTTTCAAATGAACTTTTTATTGTATGTACTTCCTCTTGTAATATTTGTACTTTCTTCAATTATGATGTACATTATTTCAGAAGACCCCGAAAAAAATAATTTCGGTACTATCCTTTTGAGAAACGTCTTTCCAGCTGCTTTGGTAAGCATCATGGTATTTATAATTTTAAAATTCAAAGACTCCCAAATGTTTAACCATGAACCTATGATGAGCGGTAATTACTTTGACTAACCTTTATTGTTAACCGAAGGTGGTTAACCGAAAGGTTTAGATGTTTCGGAGCTTTTGTTGATCCGAAGTAAGTACATTCCCGACTTCATTGTAACTTGCAACACCAATAGAATTTCCACTTTGAAAACCTGAGTTGTATTCCAGAACACGGCTTCCCTTGGTTGATGTGTATGTAGGAAGTGCAAGTTGCTGGGGTAACTGAGATGCGTCGAGGTAATAATAAATGTACATATTAATCTGTGAAACTAATTTACTAACGTAATCTTGAAGTACGTTCGTATTTAGTTTAGCGAGTTCCTTTTTCACGTCCGTTTCCTTTTTAAGGTTAACAAAACAAATACTTCCATTTGTTATTTTATAACTTTGATAAATGTTTACCATATAGTAAAAAAGGTCATCCATATTTGGTGTTTTAATCGTTACACCTTCATTATTTCCAGCAACTCCAGAATCAGCTGTAATTTCTTTTACTTTGCGGACTACTGTATCACGAATATGATTCAAGTTGGAGTCACTGAAAAAAAGACTAATAAGGAGATCGGGTTTTGCGTGAAGTGATTGAGCTGCAAGTTGAATGTAGTAATTTGAGTATGGTTCAGGAGGTCTTGGTGTTTGAAGGTCTATGTTTCCAAAAGAGTCTTTATAATTACCATTATTACCAGATGGATTTTGTGGTCCATTAAAGAAAAATTGATCAAGATTATTAACGTGTTTAGTATTTTGATCTTTTAATACTTGTTCTGGTTGTATAATACCCCTTACACACTCTGTGTAGTCCTTTCCATTTCCATAAACATCAGGCCCGGGAACTCCTTGGCGATTATTTGCATTGCTTGGTAACAAGCAATAACCATAAGGTAAATTGATTGCGTTGAAGGACTGTTGTTTTGTGTTTTGGCTATTTGCAACAGGTTCAACTTTGTAAATTGGTAATGCGTTATTCATTTATTATTAACTTTTATTTTTTTAATTAAATTAAAGATTAAATTAATAATAAAATAACCGATGTCAACTTTTAAGTTAGCTAAAAAAGACGCCTTAAGTTATACTCGTACAAATATATTTGATCTTCATGAAAAGAAATTAGAATACTTCGAATCGGAAAAACAAAAGCTGGGGGACTACCTTGAGTTACTTTCAACATTAAAAAAAAATGTTCAAGTTGTCGCTATTGAAGACCGTTACAATTTAAATAAAGAAATTGACGTTCTCGAAGAAAAAATAAATGACATTAAAGACGACAATGCTCTAAATGAATATCTGTTAGAATTTTATAACATAATAAATAAAGAACCAGGTGAATACTACGAAAGTTCTCAAAAAGGAGTACTTGATTCTTTTATTCAAAGTAAAATAAATAATTCAAAAACAGAAATTTATAATGAATACATTGAACATTTCAATCCTGAATTATCAAAAATTGAAATAAATAATAACATCTCCCAGAATAAATGTAAACATTGTAATAGTGAAAATATTGTATTTGATCATAAAAGTTCATGTGCTTGTTGCACACATTGTGGTATAATAGATACTATAATACTTAATGATGAATCCAATTTTGCGTACAATGAAACATCCGAACAGATACCTGTATTTAATTACAAACGAAACAATCATTTTCAAGAATGTTTGAACCAGCTTCAAGCAAAAGAAAATACAACAATCCCTCCCAAAATAATAAAGGACCTTACATTTGAATTTAGAAAATACAATATTACTAATCCAAAACTTTTTACAGCTCCATTGGTTAAGACGTATCTTAAAAAGTTGAAGTACAATAAGTATTATGAACATATCCCAACTATCATCAATGAATTTTGTGGACTTCCAGCTCCTAAAATGACGTCTGAGCTTGAACAACAGCTTAAAATTATGTTTGATGAGATACAGGCTCCATTTGAAAAGTATTCAAAAATAATTTGTCCATCTCGAAAGAATTTTTTAAATTACAATTACGTATTTTATAAAATGTGTCAATTACTCAACAAAGACGAATTTTTAATTTTTTTCCCATTGTTAAAGTCAAGAGAAGTACTTTACGAACATGATCTTATATGGAAAGGTATATGTACAGATCTTCGGTGGGAATTTATACCAAGTATATAATTTAATTTAAAGAATTAACTTTATTAAAATAAAATGACCTCCAAACCACGCATCGAACCTTGGGATGAACTCCCCGAAGCCAACCTTAAAAAGGTTCAAGCTCTAACAGAAGCAATTCATAAAGCTACTGATTCAATGGAAGCTAACCTTGCAACCGATCCAATCAAGATTCCTGGACAAAACTGGGCATGTGTAAGTTTTGTAAGTCCTACTGGAAACCAGAAGTGCCAATCAATTGGTATGAAGATCAGGGGTGTTTTTGATACACACTCCGAGGCAGTTGATCACGTAAAGCGTCTTATTCGACTTGATCCAACATTTGATATCTACATCTGTGATCTGTATAACTGGTGTCTTGTACCACCTGACCCAGAACACGTTACTGACCAGACATACCAAAATGAAGAACTTCACAAGCTTATCAGTGAATACAACAAAAATCAAATTTATGCCAAGGAACATTTTGAAGAGCGCAAGCGTGAAATGATGCAGCAGGCTGCAGATGAAGCAAGGCAATCAGCTCTTAAAAAGATCCAAGAAGAATCGGAATCGGAACTGAGTGAGTCTATTAGTGAGCTTGAAAAGAATGAGTGTCATATTCTTTCTGAAGGTGCATCAAGGGAAGTCATTGATGTTACGGAGCTTGATTCATTAAATGTAAGTTCCGAAGTTACACCATCTGAATTAATGGATCAGATGATGGGTGGTGGTTCTTATCAAAAAAATTAATTCGTTTAAAAAAATCAATTAAATCAAATGAAAAAGAATAAATGAAATATAAATTAAAGGATATCGAGTTAGATCATTTATGTTATACTATTACTCAAATGAATAATGGTAAAATAATAAATTTAAAATACAATTCAGAAACCCTTGAATTTCAAAGCCCAAAGGTTATTATTGAAGAAATATACCAAGAAAATGGCAAGGAATACCTTTTACTTAAGATTCAAGGAACCGAAGCTTGTAAAAAATTTTTTTTAAAGATAATGGAACTTGAAGATCATTTAAATAAAAATAATAAATGGTCTGATCCAAATTTTCCTAAAATCGACATAGAGCCTCTTTTTAAGGGTGAAACTTTTAAAGTAAAAATTCCATTCCATTATTCAAAGCCAAGTGTAAAGGTGTATTCTTCAGATTCAAATTTATTTAATTACTACCACCTTTCAAAAAAAAAAGAAATTATTTGTTTACTTAGTTTAGATAAATTATGGATAAATGAAACAAACGGGTTATATTATAATTTAACGGTAAAAGAAATAATGGTAATTAATGTTACTTAAAAAAATAAAAAGTTTAGTTCTTAAATAAGAATGGATCTCACATTAAGCAAAACACATAAATTCAAGAACATCGATGGATGGTATTGTTTTATTAATTCAAAAGATTCAGGAAATGTAATCATTGAGTTTACATCGACTGTCGCATTTGACATTAATTTCAATTATCCCAAGCCAAATTGTTTCGTGTATTTCAATGACTATCTCACAAATTTTAACAAGGAACTAAAGGAAGCGTTGGTTTCCGAAGTCCATAAAAACAAGTGGTACCAAAATAATACTGAAGAACTGTCAGAAATGTACATCGACCCACACAAAGTAATTCAAAAGAAGAAGAAGTTCGTTGATGTTCTTAAGATGAAGATTTCACCTAAGTGTGAATTTTCCGGAGATATTTTTAAGAATACACTTGTAAAACTCAAGGTCCACGTTTCAGGAATGTGGTTTTCTGATACTTCATTTGGTGCATACCTTAATGTAATTGAAATTCAAAAGCTTGACAAGCCTAAGAAATCTCTTTTTTTAGAGGATTCTGATTCCGATTGTGAATTCTTAAATTAATTTAAAAAAAGATACATTTGTTAGTAAAAATGAACAGCCAAGAAAAGATAAACAAATATGTCATCCCGGGTATAACGGAATCAATATTAAATATAATTAAATACAATTGGAACAATTACCAAGTAAGTTTTTACACATGGATTACGTATTCGTGTGATTCAGATTTTGCATACATTTATCAAACTGAATTTAAAAGACATTTCCTTGTTTTTTTTACACCTGAAACAGATCGTATTTTAATTTATTATTCACAAAACTTTGCAAATGCAGTTTGGTCTTTTTACGAACTCAATAAAAACCTTGAAACCCTCGAATTATTCATAAGGAAATTAATTCATGCACAATTTAGTAATATCGATCTTGAACAATTATTTATGCAATAACCGATTTAAAGATTTAAAATTATAAATAAATGCCCTGGTAGCTCAGTTGGTTAGAGCGTGGTGCTTATATCATGAAGATATACTTTGAAAGTTAATTCTTTCGGATAGCAACGCCAAGGTCATGGGTTCGAGACCCATTCAGGGCACTACCCCCTCAAAAGGGGTTTGTAAAAAAAATTATAAAGAAATTTAATTTTTTTATAATTCTTTTTATTTAAAAAATATTTGCGGTAAGTACAAACAAAAATGGTTAAGGCAAACTCTTCTATGGTAATGGCTATTATTATTGCAGTGCTGTACTTTTTCTCCCTTCCCGGTGTTGTCTGGGCATTCCCTGAGAAAAATATTGCCACTAAAACGGACCCGAACGTGATGAATAAAACAAATGCTATGTTTCACGCAGCTGCATTTGGGCTTGCGCTGTCGTTTGCCTACACACCGCTTTTTAACATCATTGCAGCAAATATCTAATTAATTTAAATTTAATTTAATTTTTAGAAAAAAAAAATATTTACAATAAGTACAAAATATAAACAAATGGCTGGATCTTCTGCTCAAATCGCAATTATGGTGGCTTACATGGTTATCCTGTACTACGTTACATACCCCGGTGTCCTGGTTGAACTCCCAGGTAAGACCGCCGATCCCATGCTTATTAAAATTGTTCACGGTCTCGTTTTCGCCGCCGTTTTCATGGCAACAAGCCAGTATGTTACCCGGTATTCCTCTTCCTTTTAAATAAAAATGTAAAAAACTTAAAGAAATACAATTTAATATTATTGACTCAGTAGCTCAGTTGGTCAGAGCAACCGGCTGTTACTCTTTTTACAGTTCACCGGTAGGTCAGAGGTTCGATCCCTTTCTGAGTCGTTTTAAAAAATACGTCACCTTTTGTTGGTATACTTTTCATGGGTCTTTTAAGAATAATCAATAACCCAGATGGCCAGCTCGTGTCGGATTTTTTACTTATTTTTCTGTTTCGACATTTTCTAACATGAAAACGTTGAAAAAGTATAAATTTATTAAAAAAATTAGTTACAATTTCCCCAAGGTCTTTAAATTCACACTGTATGTCTTTATAATAACTTTGGTCTATCACGTAACTTTTCTTTAGGTCAAAATAATTTTTGTATTCTAAAACCATTTTAGCGAATTCTAGGAAGGCTTCATTCATGTGATAAAGCACAAAGTCTGTAACATAAACATCCTTTTCAGTTTTTTCTAAATGCATTATTTCTTTAATGATGTCTTTATAATGTTCCGGTTTTGTTACTTTAAAAAGTGAATATGTGTCTAATACAGACATATAACTCCAATATGAACTCGATGCGATTATATAGTCAGCATATGGATAACTTACACTCAAACAATTAATATTTCCACATAAACAACAATCGTAAATAATGAGATCAGCTTTTTTATTTAAAACACTTGAAATAATAGTACAAAAGTCTTCAATTCGAAGTAAACGAAGACTCTTTTTACGGAGATAAATTCCATCTGAATGTCCAGAATACATAAAAACATTCGGTTTGCCATTTTTTGGACTGGAATAAAGACCGATAAGTTCTGATAAATTATGTATAATCACACTTTTAATTAACTTTGCTCCTTGATAAACTTGTGCTTTAAATGGTTTTGTATTGGTTACCAAGTTTTCATAAGAATCTGTGTATTTAAAATCAAGATAAACAATTTGAATATTATTGTCAAAATTGTTTTGACCAATAAAGTCAATTGTTTTGTAAAAATACTTTTTTTCTTCACGGCTTCTTGTTACATATAAACTGTATATATTCATTTTAATAAAAGATATTATTTAAAAAATTGGAATTAAAAGAATTAAAAAGAATGAGTTCCGAATTACTTCATAAAATCATTGAAATTGCAAATGACATTTATACTTCAATTGGCTCTGGGTATAACGAAGTTATTTACCATCGTGCATTTGAAGTTGGGCTTCGAACAAATGGATTAGGTTATCAATCTGAAGTTATTGTTCCTATATTTTATAAAGGTCATTCTATAGGAAATGGACGCATTGATCTTTTTGTTGAAAATAAAATTATACTTGAACTAAAAGCAGTTAATAATTTGAACAACGATTGCATTGTCCAAATTAGAAATTACATGAAATACTATTCAACTCCCGAAGGACTTGTTTTTAATTTTAATCAACGAAATGGTTCACTTGATATTCGTTATATTCTTCAAGACACCGTTTTTAATTTTGTTAACGGGTCATTTGTACAAGCTTAAATAAAAGAACGAAGATATTGTTCTTCTGAATCAACCTTTCGTTTCCCAAACGCAGTTTCCCCGGGTACAGTTTCAGGTGGGTAAAGACTTAGTGTTCCACATAAATTAATTAATTCTCCGTTGACCGGAACTTGAATGTAAAAAATTGGTTGGCCTGAAATCATAGGCCCTATTTTTATTTTATAATTTTTAAATTGTTTATCTTCTCCTAAACGAAAATTAACAGCTAAAATTGTGTAAGCACAACCGTCTGTAAGTGTATCATATTTAAGTGCGGTGTACCAATATGGAGCTGTATCTGGTGAATCACTTAACCGAATTGCTCCGTTTGGGTATCTCGGAACATTCGATAAGTTGTATTGATTACCATTTGTATCAAGTAAGATTGGTTCATATCCTGGTGTATTGGCAGGATCTTCATTTCCGTTAACAAATGCATAAAAAACAAGATTATCCGGTGTTATATTTGGAAAAAAACGGTTGTACTTCATTGCATAATTTTTGAAGTACCTTCGATCTTCATTAATGGAGTATCCAGGAAAAAGATTATCGTAAAATTCTTTTAGAACAAGGTAGTCCTCAGAATTTTCATCAAGTTCGGGTTCAGGATCAGGATCATAAATTAGTGTAACACTTGCATTATTTCTTGCAAGTTCAGAATTAGAAAGTCCGCGGTGAACACTTGTTTCAAGTTGACCTTCACGAAGTTCCTGCACTACAGCTGCGGGTTTCTTACGAAATGCATGTGGGTTATCTTTATTAAATTTAGTCCACTCGTATTTAAAATTACGTGTCTTTTTACGTCTTTGGACAGGGAGTTCTTCACTTTCAGAACTAGAGCTCATTTTATAGTATTAGATTATATTATTTTTTAATATGAATTTAATTAAAATAAATAAAAAAACGACATTTGTGATTAAAACTTTTGAACGATTGTCAACTTTATAGATATCACCGTGTGTCCATTCTGATCCACGTACGTAGTGTTTCATGAAACAAAAGAAATCGCCCATCCATTTACGATCCCTTCTACCAGGTTTAATTTTTTCATTTATGAGCCTTGTAAGCCAGCAAAATTCTTTGTTTTTGAGGTATCCGAATTGAATAATTACAAGTGTCATGATACTTACAAAAAGTGTAACAAGGTCAATATCAAAAAAAGGCAATACAAATATCCCAGTTAAGTTAAAGACAACCAAAAAATGATGTGTCATTTGTAGAATCCCTATTTCAGTTTCAGAGTGGTTTATATACGAATCGCTGAGGTAGTCGCATGCAAAATGTATAACTGTTAAAGGTAATACAATAGTACTTATAAAATTATAGAACTTCATTTCTTTTAAAAAATACTTTATTAGTCTTTTACAACCGAATAACTAATTTCGTTTGCTACTTTAAAAAATAATAATTACTTCATTAAAATGAACTTACTTGTAACAGGTGGTTGTGGATTTATAGGCTCTAATTTTATCAATAAATACTTTTACAAAAATGATTCAAAGATTATTAATCTTGATGCTATGTATTATTGTGCAAGCGAAACAAATGTTTTACCGGAAATTAGAAGTTCAGATCGGTACATATTCGTAAAAGGAAATTTACAATCAAAAGATTTTGTTGATTTAGTTCTTAAAACTTGGGACATAACCCACGTTATCCATTTTGCAGCTCAGTCACATGTTCAGAATTCTTTTGATGACTCTGTAAATTATACTTTAGATAACATTGTCGGTACACATACTCTTTTAGAATGTTGCAGGTATAAAAAAATCGTTAAGTTTATCCATGTTTCAACCGATGAAGTTTATGGAGAATCACTTGATAATGACCTTAAACATGAAAAAAGTGTACTCGTTCCAACAAATCCATATGCAGCTACAAAGGCTGGGGCTGAACTTATTGCAATGAGCTACATAAAAAGTTACAAAATGCCAATTATAATAACTCGTGGAAACAATGTATATGGTCCAAATCAATATCCTGAAAAATTAATACCTAGATTTATTCAATTACTGAATACGAACCAACCAGTTACAATCCAGGGTGATGGATCGGCTATACGTTCTTTTCTCCATGTTGACGATACTTGTTCGGCATTTGAAATAATACTTGAACGGGGTGTTCCAGGTGAAATCTATAATATAGGCACACATGAAGAATACACTGTTTTGGAAGTTGCAAAATTACTCATTGAAATTATAAAAGGTACAACTGAGTATTCAGGATTTATACAGTACATTCAAGATCGTCCTTTTAATGATTCGAGGTATTTTATTTCAAATGAAAAATTAGTAAACTTAGGATGGGAAATAAAAATACCATTTTTGGAAGGAATTAAAAAATTAGTAAAAGTAAATGAAGTTCGATAAACTTTTATTTGTTATTTTATTGCTTGTTTCAGCTTTGATAATAACAAGGTTATTAAAAGAATCATTTACATCTCAAAAAGCAGACCCAGATGTTGTACAAAAGGTATATGATCTTTACGATACCCGTTATAAAAATAGATTTTACATGAATAATAAGACCGGAAAGCTCGATTCTGTAGATATGGTTTATGCAATTGTTATGCCACAACGTAAAGAATATATGTCAGAACAAATAAATTCTCTTGGGTTGAAATGTAAATACCTTAATGCAGTGACACCCGATGATTTTACTTATGAAGAAATGGGATATCTTAGTAGTGTAAATACACCAGGGTCTCAGTTATATAATTTAAAAACACGTTTGGCTGTTATGTTTTCGTTTACTATGTGTTATATAGATGCACTTAAAAATGGATATTCAACATTTATAGTATTTGAAGACGATATATTAATCGATGTCGACCTTCAAACTTTGAATGCAGCTACTACTGAATTTGCTCAAAGTGACTCAGAAATATTTTATATGGGGTATTGTTTTTTAAATTGTAGTCAAAATATGGATAAACCACAGTTTAAATACATAATACCTCTTGAAGATCCAAGTATACTTTGTGGGCATGCTATGTGTATTAAAACAAAAATGGTACCTGGTTTGATAAACTTTTGTTTTCCAATGTCTAGACCTTCTGATGAACTTTTTGCTGAATACTATCTTAATCATAAAATTAAGGTATGCGTTCCTAAAAAAGCATATTTTAACCAAGTAACAAGAGACGTTATGGCTTCACTCAATGAAAGTACAAATGTTTTACAATATTGTCGATAAAAAAATACTTACTTACATTAAATGATCGTTTGGTTACTTTTGGTTTTGGTTCTTGTTATTATATTTAAATTTAAATTACAAGAGTCTTTTACAGATTTTGTACCTGAAAATTTATACAATGGTGGAGAATGGGATAGTTATCGTTTAGGTGATATCGTTTTACAACCAGAAAATTCTGTATTTTACGACCCTAATCATAATTGGAATATACTTTACCATACTTCTAAATTTCCAGGAAGTATAGCATCAGAATACCTTGAAAAAAATAAGCCTATTGAGTATGCAAATATCGGTTTACTCAAAAAAATTATTTCAAAAAGGAATAAATCCATAGATATCCCAAATGATACACTTGTTTTGCATATGCGTATAGGTGATTCGTTGTGCATGAGGCTTGCTGAAGACGACGCACCCGATGTGTATTCCAAAAAGGGGAATGTAGAGTGGTGGAATGACATTGTTAAGTATATTAAAAAGGAGAATATTACTTCAGTTATTATAGTTTCTGGAACACATTTTAAACAGTGTTTACAAGAATCGGCAAATTACATTATGGATCGTGCGAAGTTTTTAAAAAAAAATGGAGTAAGTGTGCAGTACCGTCTTGGACAACCTCCTGATGATGACATCATTTTTTGTAAAAACGCAAAACACTTTAAATCAACAGGTGGCGGCTTTGGAAAATTAATAAATATGGTAAATTAAATGTTGTTAATATACAAATGGACAAATCTTTGATAATTATATTCATTTTAATTATTATTTTAGTCGGGTATATTTATTCATTACCTCAGACATTTGGAGCTACAACAACGATAGCAACAACTGATTATACGACCACTGCTGTTAAATCTAAAAATACCATTGAACCTGTTAAAACAAAAGTTAGCGAAACAATGAAACAAAATGACATTCAAATTATTAATACTATTATGAAATCACTGTACAATGGAGACCAACTTGATGGATACCGTCTAGCCGATTGTATAATGTATCCTGACTACTTCACACGTAAAGATACTGCTGGTTCAGTTGTTCATTTGCTTTATAAATACCCAAATACTATTTGCGACTCATACATAAAATCAACATTCCCTGTTTTATCAGAAATACGTGGTAAACTTGATGCCGACGACTATCTCAGCAACGTTAAATACACAGAGTTTAAAAAGTACGTCAATGACAATATCAAGAAAATTAAAGTAAACGTAAGTTTGTTAAATGATCTTATTTCAGAAAAAGAAAATAAAGGTGTTTACCCTGATTTAACTCAGAGTGATCTCATTCTCCATATTCGTATTGGCGATATCATGTGTCAAGAACAGTTTAAAGCTGGTATTTCTCAGTATTCTAAAAAGGGAAATGATAAATGGTGGAATCGCGTTGTTGAATATATTTATATAAACAAAATTAAGAATGTCTATATTATGGCTGGATCACATTTTAATGATTGTATTCGTGAATCTGCATTGTATATTTTTGATAGAAGAAATTACCTTCTCGATAACGGCGTTGCAAACGTTTATTTTATACTTGGAAATTCACCCGATGAAGACCTCATATTTGCAAGTAAGACATACCACTTCATTACAACTGGTGGGGGATATGGATTCTTTTTGGGGAATATCATTAAAAAAATAGGTAAAGGTAATTTTTCACTCTTTGATCATCAAAAAGGTGGACTACGGCTTGATTTAAATGTATTCGGCTAAAGGTGGCGGTTTTGTCCATTTATGGGTTTATGACGTATAAATCCATACTTTTCAGAATAATCAGGAAAAGGGATATCCCCAAAATATTTATACAACAACAACGATAACATTTGTTGATCGTGTCTTGATTCTTTAAAATCCGGACAATTTGGAAGTGCGCTTAATGTGTCATCAAATAAATTTGCGTTATCTGGTGTTAATGAGTCTACCCAGGTATTAACAAAAAAGTTCCCAACGTTGTCATTTTTAATACCTACAAATGAAGCTATAAATTGATCTCGTTGGCCGTGTGTTTCACACCACTCATTTAAAGAGTATCCGAAGTACTCAACTGCATCCATTTTTGTCCAAATACTTTGATTTGTATGCGATGTTCCGTGTTTAAACGAAAGTATTGAGTATTCCTCAATAAATGAAAGTATACTTTTCATCGATTTTTCAAAATAAGTACTAGAATCAACGTAAATGATAATGTCACCTGGCGAAGAATATCCCAAAACTTGTTTTAACGCATACGGCTTCCATATCCAATACCCAGCTCCACGTTTATTTGAAATTATAAACTTTTTTACATCATATGGTGCATCTAAAGTTTCAAGATTAAGGTTAAAAACTTTTGTCGCTCCATACTTCAAAGCTGTTTTTTCAAGATTATCTTGTGCTTTTTGACAACAATTGTATGCAAATGAAACAACGTAAACGGGGACTGTACTTGTAAATGTCTCTGGTGGTCTAAACAAAATAAGCACTAGAACTATAGTAATTATTACAAGAATAATCATTTATATACCTAAATATTTTTTATTCGGAAATAATACTTTTAACATTGCCCTGCCATGCAATAGGTGGTTCTAAATAATAAATATGCCCTATTTTATTTAATTTAACTTGGTGATGGAATGGATCTAAAGCCCCATCCGATGGTAACCAAATAGGTTCATTTATTTCTAATAAAAATTTAGCGCCTTTACGAGACACTATGTAACATTCTGTTCCAGGGTAATTAAGATTTTTATTAAATTTTATTTCTGCGTCTGAATGGTATGGAACAAGTGGATTATCTTCCATATTGTATTTTCCGTTAATGGAATTTGAAATGTATCCAAGTTTGACGATGTCAAAATCTTCAGGTAAATTTTTTAAAATTTTTGTTAAATAATCCTTAAAATTTGGACGAAACGTACAATCATCTTCAGCTATTAACATGTATTCTTTATCGCTTTCAAGTAATTTTTTATAAAGATCATTATGTGTCATTGATAAAGCTACTTCTCCTTTTGTAAGTTCACGGTGTTTATGTTTTTTATAACGATCCATGTTTATTTCGTTTTTATTGTATCCAGGATAAAAAGTATATTTTATATTTGCCTGTGAAAAAACCTTCTGAATATGTTTTCTACGTTCTTCACCAATAGGCCCTGGAACATTAATTACATAAATCTCTGGTTCATTTGTGAAAGAACTGATTTTCTTATAAATTAAAATTAAAATAACAATGATAATTAAAATAAACATTATTACTAAATGATACTACTTTTAATTATTCTTTTAATTTTAATTTTAATTTTTAATAATACTCGTTTTTTTACGAACGTCGTAAAACCCGATGTCGAGATAGTTATTGCAAGGTATAATGAACCATTGGAGTGGCTGAAGGAAGATCCATATAATAAATACCCCGTGATAGTGTACAATAAAAGTGGCAATGAAAATTTTCACAAAAGTGATAAAATAACTAGAGTTGTTGATTTACCAAATGTTGGTCGAGAATTTCACAGTTACCTTTATCACATTATCCATAATTATCACAATTTAGCCGATACAACGGTATTTTTACCGGGTAGTACCCAACTTCCACATAAAATAGCGAAAGCTGAACTGTTATTTTCAAATCTCCATAAAAAAACAGCAATTGTTTGTGCTGGAAGAATGGACGATGTAAAAAAAGAATTACATAATTTTACATTAGATTCTTATATGTCAGGTGATAAAAGTAACGCAACATTAAATAATACAAGTGATCTTTCTCCAAGTACAGTTCGTCCATTTGGAAAATGGTATTCTAATTTATTTGGAGATTCCGTTACAACTTGTATGAACCAAAATCTTATTTTTGCAGTTAGTAAAGAAGATATCCTCAAAAAACCAAGAAGTTATTATATTTTACTTATAAAAGAACTAGATTCGCATCCAAATCATGAAACTGGACACTACTTCGAACGAGCAACTGAAGCTGTTTTTGGACCTATTGATCCAGAATCACTACTTAACTTTGATCACTCAACTGTTAAAGTTTAAAAGTCCACGGTTAAACTTTAATTACAGTCAGAGTCAACCATTTCTTTGACTAATTGCTCAAAGGAAATAGTTGGTGTCCATCCAAGTTCAAACTGAGCCTTTTCGGGGTCTCCCAGTAGAAAATCGACTTCAGCTGGACGGAAATACTTTTCACTAACTCGAATGAGTACGTTTCCAGTAAGGGTGTCAATTCCAACTTCTGAAACACCAGTCCCTTCCCATCGTATGAGGTATCCTTTCAGTGCAAATGCCTTTTCAACAAATTCACGAACGGAATGAACTTCCTTGGTTGCCAAAACAAAATCTTCTGGGAAATCGTGTTGGAGCATAAGCCACATTCCGTAAATGTAGTCCTTTGCGTGACCCCAGTCACGTTGAGCATCAAGGTTACCAAGAACGAGACATTCTTGTTGTCCTTTTATAATTTTATTTAGAGCCATGGTAATCTTTCGAGTTACAAATGTTTCTCCTCGACGAGGTGATTCGTGATTGAAAAGAATACCATTACATGCAAAAAGGTTGTAGGATTCGCGATAATTTTTTGTAATCCAGTATCCATACAATTTGGCAACTCCGTATGGACTTCGTGGATAAAATGGTGTTTTTTCAGACTGTGGGATTTGTTGAACTTTTCCATATAATTCGGAACTTGAAGCTTGATAAAAACGAGTAAAGTCGTGTATTTTAAGTGATACAATCGCATCAAGGATTCGTAAAACACCAAGGCCATCGACGTCCCCAGTGTAATCTGGAACTTCAAATGAAACTTTTACATGACTCATTGCACCAAGGTTATAAATTTCGAGAACTTGTGGGTTTTTGCTTTTAATTTCATTAAGAATTTTTAGGATACTTGTTGAATCTGAAAGATCTCCATACCGTAAATTAAGCTGTGAATAAATATGATCAATTCTCCCGGTATTGATACTGCTACTTCTTCGTATCATTCCATAAACACAATACTTTTTCTCAAGAAGTAGTTCGGCAAGATATGATCCATCTTGTCCACAAATACCAGTAATTAGAGCATATTTCATTTCGTTATACTTTCACTATTTTTTATATTTGAGTTAATTAACGAATGAAAAGTATTCTTGTTACTGGCGGTTCTGGGTTAGTTGGTTCTGCACTTAATGAAATTCACCATTCTTACAAACCTGATTATTACTTTGTTTTTGTAAATTCGACTGTAGATCTTCGTAATTATCAACAAACAATTAAGTATTTTTCAGAACTTAAACCGGATTACATTATCCACCTTGCAGCTTGTGTAGGTGGGTTGTTTAAAAATATGTCCGAACCTGTAAAAATGTTAGAAGATAACCTTCTTATTAACACAAATGTCATAAAAGCTGCAAATGAAACTGGTGTTAACAAGTTAATCGCTTGTTTAAGCACATGTGTATTTCCCAATGAAACGGAGTACCCAATAAATGAAAAAATGATTAATAACGGTCCTCCACATTTATCAAATGAAGGATATTCATATGCAAAACGTATTATGGAGATTCAGTGTAAATGTTATAACAAACAATTTGGAAGGGAATACATTTGTGTTATTCCAACAAATGTTTATGGACCACATGACAATTTTCACTTGGAAGATTCTCATGTAATACCTGGATTAATTCATCGTTGTTTTTTAGCTAAACAAAATGGGAAGCCATTTATTGTAAGAGGAAGTGGAACACCACGTCGTCAATTTATTTATTCATTAGATCTTGCAAGGGTAATTATGGAAATACTTCAAAATTATAATTCAACGGATTCAATAATAATAAGTCCTGAAGTGGAGTATTCAATAAAAGAAGTTTCTGAAGCTATTAATACCCACTTTGGTAATGAAATTATTTATGATCAGTCCTTTTCAGATGGCCAACATCGTAAAACAGCTGATTCTTCAAAATTACTTGCATTTTTACCGGGTTTTTCGTTTACTCCCTTGGATATTGGTATAACAGAAACCATAGAATGGTTTAAGCGGAAGTACCCGAATGTGAGACTTTAAACAAAGGCATTAAACTTTTAACTGACTTTTTAATTTCAGGTACCTTTGGAAATTCTTTTTCAAGTTTAGAAGTATCAAGCATATTGTTACTACGTTCGGACTTTAAAATTAAAGCTTGTTCTTCCTGAGTAAAATTTTGCCATACAAAATCAGGATCAACTGTATCGCGATACTCAGCAAGTATTTCATTGTGAGTAATTATTCCTGGATTGGTACAGTTGTATGTGCCAGTCTTACGTTTCTTCATAAGTTCTAAAAATACTGGGAAGAAGTCATCCAAAACGGTCATACTATTTGGAATACTGCAAATTCGGTGGTACTTAATAATTTTATTTATAAAGTTTCGGCCGTTTGAAACTGAACTTATGGGCATTCGAATCCGAAGATTCAAAACTGGATAATTGTGCATTAAACGATCGGTAAATCCCTTTACAACTGAATAACTTGAACCAAAGTAATTTGGTAAACTTGATTCGGAATACTTCTGAGGATCGGGTGTATCAAGATCTTTTGAACTGAAAATACAACCTGTACCTACATATGTGTAGTGAATACCTTTACGAACACAAAGATCGGAAAGAATCATTGGGCTAAAAAGATTGTCGCGTATATTTTCAACGAGTTTTCCGGGATACTCGAGGTAATCGATGGTATTTACTTTTTCATCGCCGATAGTACCATGTGTCCTTCCAATAAATGAAATTATATGTGTTGGTTTTACTTTTTTAAATTCGGAAAGTAATTGCTCAGTGTTGTCAGCTCGAGCAGTTCCTTCTATGTAACTTATATTTTGTTTCGCAAGGAACTCGGTGAATAAACCACCTATCCATCCTTTTGATCCATAGACAAGTATTTTTTGCTTTTTGAAATTTTTAAAAAACATTAATATTATTTATAGATTTACAACTCTTTAAATCTATAAATAAGTTTAATATGGAATCTAAAACAGCTGCCATAATTACACGTTATAATGAAACAATCGATTGGTTGGATTATATCAAAGATCAAGTAGACATCTTTTACATTTATAACAAGGGACCAAATGATAATCTTTTTAAAACTCCAATTACCGACGACCTCAAAAATAAAATAAAAATAATTAAAATTGAAAATGTGGGCCGAATCGACCATACACTTGCTTACCACATTTTAAACAATTGGGATTCCCTCGAAGAAAATTTGTTGTCCCTTCCAGCAAGTATCCTAATGTGTTACAGGAAAGGATCGTATCTTGGAGCTATCAAGAAGAACCTGATTCATTACAAAGTGAAGTATCGTGGTTTTTATTCACCTCGGTTTCACAGAGTAAGTCATAACTTTAACTACAACATTGATGATTACCAGGCAGAAGGTGCTTGTAATAGAAATGATAACAAATTTGTAAAATCTGAGTACCCTGATTTCCAAGCATGGAAAAGTGCACTTATTGATACTCGCCCGATGCGTTATGTTTCAATGAGAGGAATGTTTATTGTACATCGCGATAACGTGAAATACATTTCCAAGAAAATTTACGAAAATTTACTGAAAAGTTTATCAGTAGGTGATAACATTGAAAATGGACATTTTGCAGAACGTATTTGGGCTCATCTTTTTCGCCAACACAGTTTCGATACTATTTACGTAGAATCACTTTTAACAGACTGCGTAAGTACTTTATTTTAAATTGTTTCGATTACTTTATAAACAGCGTATTTTATAGGGCTTTTAATATATGGGTAAGTCACAGACCCACAATAATAATCTGAGGTGGTGTCACATCGATACCCACAAGATTCTTTTGAACTTGAACCGTTAAGACTTAAAGGTACATTATTTTTTGAAATAAATTTATCAAATTCTTTAGAATCAAATGTTCCATAAATGTTGTGTTTATTCATAGGTGGGCTGTAACTTAGTAAAATAGTACCAAAAGTTTTAGGATCAATTTTGTAAACACTGATGTAAGAATATCCAGAAAGAAGAGCCAAAGCTCCTAATTCTTGTAAAGTTAAATTAATGTTTCCAGAAGAACTGGGTGTGTATTTACTTTTTAATTTTGAAATGTAATCACCAAAACCATTTTTAGAAACTTGATCAAAAAGTCGTTCAAGATCACTGTACGAATCAATTGCAAAAACAGAATCAAATGCTTTTATATCGGAATATGGATTTATTTTCTTGTAAAAGAATTTTTCATCAAGATTTTCAAAACATCCATATTCTTCTAATTTTACATCTTTTTCAGGATTAGTTACCATACTTATCTTTTTACGCTGTATAGCGTCAGATTCATTAAAATTGTAACTTAAGATGTCACTTACTTCTGTAAATCGAGGGCCATGATGGTAATAACAAATAATAAGTATAATTATTACAATGAGTATGATCATTTAATGTATGACAGTATTTTTATTTTTCTTCTTTTTTTGTTTTATTTCTTCGTTTATGTCATAATAAAATAAAGACTTGTTATTCGATATAACAGAAGTGATAAATTTATAACTGTTAAGTATATCAGTTGGATTTTTTGCACCTGTTATTATTATACTTCCACTTCTGAAAATTAAAAGACTAATTTGTTTATCAGGTTCAGATGAAGGATATTTCAAATTTATACCAGGATACCTACTCAAAGCACTGAATGTAGCACTGAGGGAATGTTCGCGTACAAGTATATTTTTGAGATCTTCTTGTTTAATACACCACCCATCAGGTTCATCTTTGATAGGTTTTATTTTAAAATCACTACATATCATTTGTATTTTTATATTTTCAGCTGCGAGTTTATCGGGGTTTTCAACTGTTCCTGGTACAAAATTGATTATGTTTATAATTTCTTCGATTAAAACATTTATAGTACCAACTGTTCTTGGACCAGCTGCTTTGACTTTACCATTTGGAAATATAAATATACTGACGTTTGAAAAAGTTTCATTATCAACAACTGTTATTTTGATATCAAAGCTGTTATAAAATGAATCAGTTCCTCTTTTTTTTGGTACTTTTGATTTTTTTGATCCTGGGTTATAACTTACTTTCAAATTTGCAGGAAGATTTTCATTTAGTAACTTCAAATCAATATATTGATTAAAATTAAAACATACTGTCATAGTCGATATACTAAGATCAGAATAACAAACTCCTGAAACAGGATCCGATTTTCCCAAATTTTGAAGATCATTAAACATCTTCCAACTGTTGTCGCATTTGCAAATAAAGGTCGGGTTTTTGCATAAAGTACAGCTTAAAGATTCCATTTTCTTTAAATATACCAAACGTACATTCTTTATGTATTTTTTATTTTGTAAAAATTTTAAAAAATTAAATTAACCTTTTAAATACTTCATTTCGGACTTCGTTTGAGTTTCCGTTAAGGTGTACAAATAATGGTTTTGTGTAAATTGAATTGTAATCGTCCGTAACACCTTCTTGAACAGTCAAAACAAGTTCTGCATTTTTGTCAAGATACGTATTATTTCGGTATTTTGTTTTAATGAGTTTGTTCATGACACCTTCTTCATAACACATACCGGCCCATATACCTTGTTCTTTTCCATCTTTTATACACCAAGGTCTTTTATCGAGTTCTGCAAGGCAGTCGTTTATAAACGATCTACCTATTTCTGAGTTTTTTATTAAAAAGACACCAGCGTTACAAACGTCAAGCCCTATATTTTGAAGTGTATACAATATTTTTTTGGTCCAACCAATAAAATTTTCACCGATAATAATATCAGGTTCACCAAATAAAGAGATAAGGGAATCCAAGTTTTTGTCATTTACTACTGAAGTATCGGAATCAGCCCAAAGGACGTAATCGTAATTTCCAGTTTCAAGCGCCTTTTTTACTTTATAAATTTTACACCAATATGTACTCGATTCTTCTTTGGGACAATTGTCAAGCCTTGAATATGAATATCCCCATTTGTTAGTGTACCTTTTAAAGGAAGTATCGTGATGTTGTATATAAGGTTCGTCACGGTCCTCGGCTGTTATAAAAAGTATTTTTCGTTTTTTTAAAGGAACCTCCTTAAAATTATTTTTTAATCCAATAAAAGACATTACAGTTCTAACGTATATGTCTTCATTTAAAAGTATTAAAATTAAAATAATCAAAATAATGATAATCATTTTAATTATTAACGGTATTTTTAATTTCCGGAAATAATGTTACCTACAGTTGTTTTAACACAAAATAATCTATGTACAATTATACCTACAATAAACCAAATTAATAACACAGTCCAATAATTAAATGGGAAAATATTTTTCGTAAAGTATGCAAGAACAAATGTAAGAAGAACATCAACAATTGCTACATTAAAAATACGTATAGAATGAATACCAGTGCCGGGTGCACCTAATATATTTGCAAATTGACAGTTTCCCATTTAACATTTCGTTTATTTTAATTTAATTGATTAAAGTAATTTAAAACCCGGGATACCTCGGGGATACTATTAAATACTTCAATGGAATGTATCGTTTCTTCTTTAAAGAGTCCAGCTGCGAAGGAATCATAATTTTTAAGAAGTCTGTAAACTGTCCCAATGGTACTTAAAATAACAGAAAGGTAATCGTTTATACTTGAATACTCCACAGAATCAATACATATATTTTGAATATTCCATACATTCGATTCGATGATTATCAAAATTTTCACCTTAAGTTCTTCAAGATGTGTTTGATAACTCAAAGCTTCGTTTTCTCTATTTCTGATTCGTTTTGCATAATTTATGTTTTTCTTTATTTTGAGAGTACTACTGTACCTTATTTCCGGATAATGCTGTTTTACAGAAGTATCTAAACGGGTAAGCTCATCATCTGTGTATTGATTTCGTGTCATTGGGTCACGTGTATCGCCCGTTTTCATTATATACTTTATAATTGCATCGTAACTGTAAAAAAAGTGTTTACCAAATTTTGTACGATATACAAAACATGGATACTCAACTTTTTCAAGAGTAATTGAACACTCAGAGTCTCTATAAAAATATTGACGGTATGCCCTTTGTATAATCTTACAAGCAAGATACTGAGAGTATTCTTCAAATAATTTATTTTTATTTAATTTTGAATAATTTTTGATACCTACATTTTTACAAAACAATTTAAGAGTATGTACTGGTAGTATTTTCAAAGAATCTTGATTTAACATTCTTTAAAAAGACTAAATTTTTTATTTTTAAATTAAATTAATTTCGTTATTTACACCCTTTAGAATATCCTATAATAGCACAAGCTATTCTCGCACCAGCATTACCTGTTTTAAGTGATTCTGCTCTACGATCACCTGTTCCGTCTCCACAATCGTCTTTAGATTCATGTATAACCAAACCACGACCAATTACATTTGCTGGTCCGCGTAATTTGACGTGATCATCGTAAAATGTATAATCTGCGAGCCCATCTGAATTAACGATAAGGTTTCCGAGATCACCGACGTGTCTATTTATTTTACCTGGGCAACCATGTTGTTTGTTAAAAGGATTGAAATGCGCACACAGTGATTTACAACCTTCGGTTAAATCTCCCGATTCATGGACATGAAATCCATAAAGTCCTTTGCGAAGCCCGGTAATGTATACTTTTATTATTGTTACACCGTTATCAATGTCCTCCATAAACTGGACTGATCCTGCGATTGTTCCTTGAAATACAGCAACTGCTTTGAGTGGAGTATCGGTGGTGTTTTTAAACTTCGCGTATTCCATTTTACTAATTAAATTACTTTATTTTAAATAAAATAACGATTTAAAAAAACAAAAATAATTTTATTTAAAAAATGGAATGTGCAAACTGTTTCACGGCTTATACTTCAGCATGGAGAACAATTGACCAAATGAAGTATTGCAACGCTTGTGCAATTCATTATAAAAAATACGGTATCCATAAAAATGTACCGGAGTATTATGCAGGAATATTACTTAAATTAAAAAAAGCTCCTCAGGTATCTTTCTTCTGAACCCTTTTTATTCATTTTCCGGGTCTTTTTTTTACCGAAGGACACTTTATTAACAAATGGTACCATTATATCGGGCTGGTAAGAATTATCTGTATAACTTGCGTCTTCAGGGCCATAGATAACATTTAGACACTGTTTTATATCGGGTGTTAAGAATGTATTTTGAGTTCCTTTGTAAAATGACTCGAGAGTATTTCCAAACTGCATAATTCGTTTTGATTTACTATGTTGTTTACGAGCACACATGCTTTTTAATTTGCTTTTAGACATTTCATGAACGGTTTTGGGTGTTTTTGAATTAACTCTAACACTTGGCCTGCAATATGGATACTTTCCTTTTGTTCCACCACTTTTACGGCCACATTTTGCATATTTACCATTTCCCAAAGGTTTACATACATTTACCCATTTCTCACGATACCAGTCTCCTAAATTAGATCCAAAAGAGCAACGGTATTTCCCATTTTTACGAAGATATTTATTTACAAGTTGACCGGATGCGTACGCTGAGGGCCAACGTTTAACGCGGCGTTTGATTTTATTTTTTATGGAAGTATACAATTTTTTATTTTTTGGAATAGCTTTTTTCCCTTTGGGGCATTTCTTTTTAGAACCAAATCCACATGATCCCATTTCAACTTTCGGCGGAGGCATCTTTTAATATACATATTATTTTATTTTTAATTTAATTTAAGACTTTTTAATAAATTAGTTGATTCTTGAAGTGGTTTACGTTTAAGTGTAATTGTATTCATTCCTGAAATTAAATTATTTAATGATGTTTCTTTTAATTTTCTTGCACGAGAGTAGTAATAGTCATTTTTAAATTTCCGTCTTTTCGCCTTTAAACGCATGTCTATTTCGGAATCACTTACGTTCGTTTGAACATTAAACGCGCGTTCGTAAATACTTCTTTTAACTTCAGGTGTTAAATTATTAAATTCTGAATCAAGAAGATCATTGCAGTATTCTAAACAACACTGTTCACTAACACAATTCTTATTTTTGAGTGAATTGTAGACATAATCGGCTGGTATTTGCGCCAACCTTTTTGCTGTGGTATCATCAAACTCCTTGATGGCTTGGAAATAAAAGTAATCGAAAATTTTACTTGCTGATTTTAACGGGTAGTCCATATAACTTAAAGAATACATACATTTTTTTTTAAATGACTTTAGATAATTAATACTATGACCTCAAATAACGTTAACGTCGATACCGTTAAGGTAATGTCAATCGACATTGGAATTACCAATTTGGGCTTTATATTTGCCGAAGTTTCTTTTCCTGAAATCATGAAGACAAGTAAGTATAAAAACTTGTTGTTAAATAAAAATTATTCTCAAAATAACGTTATCAAGAATATCAAAGTTATGGATTGTAATAGAATTGATATAACAAAAGTAAAACATTCTCGTGTAAGTAGATGTGATTGTAAATTACATCATGAATCTTGTATACCAGATTATCTTGACCATTTCATTCAAGAGTATTCAGATTACTTTAATGATTGTGATTTATTATTAATTGAAAGACAACCACCTGTTGGAATAACAAATGTACAGGATCTTCTTTTTACGCGATTTAGGGAAAAAGTGTTACTCGTTAGCCCCAACAGTGTTCATAAATATTTTGGATTATCTAATGATTACACCGATCGTAAAGAAAATTCTGAAAAAATTGCAAAAGAATACCTTCTTACATTTAATTCATTTATTTTAAATATGAGAAAACACGATATATCCGATGCATTATTAATGATTATTTATTACTACAAAAAGGAACTTGATAATAAAATAATAAACACTGACTATTCATCTTCCATTGATTTTCCCGATTTTGACAAGTTCAGGTTTAAACCATAAATTTTTTATTTTTATTTTTTTACAAAAATAAAAGTACATAAAAATTTGAAAGTAATTAGACATTAAAGATGGCTACGCTTACCAGACCCAAACCGGTTACCAAAGAGTACTTTTATGAATGCAATGAATGTTTTTGTGGTAAAGAACCATTTAAATACCACGATGTTTCGAAGAATATTTATATTCGAAAATGTAAAAATATTCCAAAGGAATTAGACTTAAAAACAAAAGAATGGGTTGATTCTAAAAAACAACCATGTGGTTTTAACATAGCATATCATGCCGAAAGACCTGTTTTTAAAGAAATACAAAAGGTTATTAATAATACATTTAATACTAAGTCAAGTTTAGAAAGCAGGTTAAAATCATTATTTAGATTTTTAGAAGTGTCGAGTCATAGCTCAACACTTCAAGAAATCGATATTATAGTTCAATATACACTTAATAGGCCACCTCGTAAAATTTTTTATTTTCCAACGACTACACTTTTTATGAAGGAATCACATCGTGAATCCTATAAGGACTATCAAGATCGTATATTTTCTGAAAAAATAGTAGACCGTTCCCATGAATTACTTCCGAAAGTGGTTAAACCGGTTGTTAAAAAGCCAAATAAGCGAGTTGTTGTTAAAAAGTCAGTTAAGCCGGTTGTTAAAAAGGACCCAGGTAGTATTTCACAATTTATTGAAGTAACCGATTCTGAACATTCTGATTCTGACTCCGATTCCGATTCAGAAAGAGACCGTGAATCAGATTCCGGTGAATCTGAAAATTCTTTTCCCGATCTTGAATCCGAAGAATCCGATCTTGAATCAACTGGCGAAGAAGAACCCCTTGATGAACTTGATAATTTTGAAGAAGAACCTATCGATGATACGTACGAAGATGATGATTCTTATGATTATGACTAACGTTTTTTAGTATAACCTGCAATTGTTGTAGGAAATTTACCTGTACGATTATAAATTCCAAGTCTCCGGCGATAATCGGAAATACTCGCTTGAAGTGATTTTTTATTCCATAAAACAAACATGCTAAGGTACCCAGCTCTTGCTGGATCACCCTTAAGATCTTTGTGATGTCTAAATATGTATCTATTTCTACGAACAGTGTCTTTATGTTTAGTGTAATCTGACATACCAGCTGCACCAAAGTGTATTACTTTTTTACGGCCATTTCTTTCGAATGTAGCTGTCATTTTTTTACCAGATTTACTTGATTTTTTAATGCTAATTAACTTAATTCCTTTAGTTTTTTTGGTTCCGAATGAAACCTTTTTTATAGGTTTCCCATCGGCATCAACATTTATTATGTTGTATATACATTTTTTACGAAAGCCCTTTAGAGGGTCAGTACACCCCTTTTTAATGTGTTCTTTTACTTCAGGGCTTTTAGTGCACTTGCTACGATAAGATTCATACCGATCCCAAACTTCTTTAAGTTTTGGAGTATCGGTGTATCCTAATTTTTTATTAATTTTGTTATGAACGTTATACAACCACTCAACAAGAGTCCTTCGGGACTCCATAACTGATTTATTTAGACACGTCGAACCTTCTGTTATGTACTGTTGATAACTTTCTCGGCAGTACCTGCATGGTAAAACGTTACCGATCATTTTGAAAAAGAGGAAGTATTCACTCTTTTTTTCCGCAGTTGGTTCCCATGGATAATTTTGAGCTATCGAATGTAAAAAAAGCCATCCAGCTGGACCCCATACTCTCGTTTGCATACCTGAATCATCTCCATCTACTTTTTTCATTTACCTTTACCTTTATTTTTAATTTCGAAAGAATTGTTTTAAATAAATTTTTTAAGATATGATAATTCGGTGTCTCTTCTTTTTCCAAATGCGCTAAAAATGGTATTCATTTCCGAAGAGTCTTTATTCTTTTTGAATGGGTCTGGATGAGGAAACGCCTTGATTTGTTTAACTAAATCTATAGCTTCATAGATATCAAATCTATTTTCAGGATTAACCTCTAAAAGACCTTTCATTAATTTTTTAAATAAAAGAACACACCCAGGGTCGTCATCAGCCGATGGTTTTAAAATTGCACGATTAGCTACCAAACGCATTATAATGAGACCAATCGAATATGGATCTTGTTTTTTTGCAACATTTGCATTTGTGCAAAAAGCCAAGGCGTCAGTATTAATTTCATTAAGCATGTGTTCATATTGTTGTTGATTAATTGTTTCATCACCAGTAAAATATCTATACCATTTTTCTCCACCTGATATGTACCTGTCAAAGTCACCAACAAAACCAGAGTAGCTTTCCTTTTTATTATTTTTCATATCGAGGTATGTTGTAAGCTCAGGTGCTGCTACAAAAGTATATTTAACGCTTAATAAAGTGTTGTCACTTGGATAATAAAAATCTTCGATTGGTATAGTCAATCCAAAATCAATTATACGTAATCTCCTTTTATTTGAAATAATGATATTTGGTTCTTTAAGATCACAATGAACATAACCGTTGTCAATTAAACGTTTTACTCCATAAAATAAATTTTCAATAACATGGATAAATTCCGCACGAGAACAGTCATTGTTGTAGTATTCATCAAAATATGCACCTAACATAATCCCTGAGTAGTCCATAACTTGTTGTACAAGTGTGGCTGGTTTTGTGGCACGTGTAGATTTATCGTAATACTTAAGTAAAGCTTTTTCAGGCTGAGTAAGTTTATTCATCGGTGTTCCATTTTTTGGGCATTTAAATGGTATATGGCACTGAAATTTAGGATATGTAAAATACTTTTGGGTTGTTCCTTTTTCTATTGTTTGTAATTTTTTTGAAAGCTCCCATTCATCATTTGCACTTGATTCATCCCAAAAAACCTTTCCAACACTATTTAAAAACCGTTGGCCATTGACACATGGAAAAGCTGGAATAAACGTTATTCCATAGGTTCCAGAAAATAATTCTTTTTGTTGAAGTTCCGGCCTTGGCTGATCAAGTTCTGGATCGTATTCAAAATCAAGTTCGGGGGCGATACTTTGAGGAACGATACTTTGAGGAACGATATTCAAATTTTCCATTGCGTCTGTAACAACTTGGACATCTTGTGAAGAATCACCGTCAGTTATTTCAACTACTTTTCCATTAGAGTCGTATTTGTATCTTTTTCCTGCGTTTACTCCATTTCGACGAATACATCCTCGAGAACCTTTCCATTGACAATTTGCATTGAGTGTATCGCAGTCTTCTTTTCTGGTATATTGTTTGCAATCTACCATAATGTATTAGCATTTATATTTTTTTGCTCAAAAAGTAATTTAAAAAAACGCGCGTTAATCATAATAAAATGGAGACACTTAATGAAAAACAAAAAAGCATTCTTACTTCCATTTTAGATGGTAAAAATGCTTTTATTACGGGATTTGCAGGATCAGGAAAAAGTTATCTTATTGAATACATATACAGTGTTTTTAAAGATCGTAATAAATTAGTTGAATTAACGGCTATGACAGGTTGCGCTGCTTTATTAATTAATGGTAAAACGTTACACTCGGCACTTGGAATTGGATTAGCAAAAGGAACACCTCGTGATCTTGTCAATCGTATCAGACGTACGGAAGGTTTATTAGCTTATTTATCGAAACTCGATGTTCTTATTATTGATGAAGTTAGTATGTTGAGTGACACCCTTTTCGATAAAATCGCAGAAGTATTTAAAATTATTCATTCCATTGATAAACCATTTGGGAGTCTCCAAATTATTTTAGTTGGTGATATGTCCCAGCTAAAACCAGTTGAAGGAGATTATTGTTTTTATTCGGAGTCGTGGGATCAATGTAAATTTGAAGTAAGTGTTTTGACGGAAAATATGCGTGTTAATAATGATGAACGTTTTGATGACCTGTTAAAGTCATTTCGTTGGGGTATTATTCGTGACTACGAACTTATTGAAAAAATGAAACAAAATAAATTCACAGGTGACATTAAACCAACGAAGCTGTTTTCAAAAAATAAAGATGTCGATTCAGTGAATCAATACGAACTTGGATTACTTTTAAAAGAAACTCTTCACTCATTTGTTTACAAAGTTATTTATCCAGATAATCCAATAAAATTAATTGAATCAACGAAGTATTCTATGGATAACAAGATTCAAGAATACCTTACACTTTGTGTAGGTGCGCAAGTTATGGTAACTCGTAATTTAGAACAAAATATTGTAAATGGAACTCGTGGAATTGTTGTTGGTTTATCAAAAACAGGTGTAACTATTAAATTAACCAATGGTGAACTTTACAACGTTTGTTATTTCCATGTAAAACCAGACCCATTTGAAACAAATGAAAAACTTAAAAAAATTGATTTTAAATATCTCCCATTAACTCTTTCATGGGCTATGAGTATCCATAAATCTCAAGGTGCTACTATAGACCTTCTTGAAGTTGATCTTGGTGATTCCATTTTTGCATGTGGGCAAGCTTACGTAGCTTTGAGTCGAGCAAAGAATTCGGATACAGTTAGAATAACAAACTTTAACCCAAGGAGTGTAAAGGTTAGTAAATCTGTTCTTCAATTTTATGATAAATACAATTAAAAAAAGTATCGAGAATTTTACAATAAATATCTTATTTAAGAATGTGTGCTAAAATAGATTAAAAGAAGTTATTTTTAACAAGTACACGAAGTTATTAAAAAATGAATGTTTTTACAGCAAAACAACCAATTAAAAATAATTATGTAAAGGTTATTCGGAGGAGACAAATTTATGATCGTAATGCCTCTTGGTGGACACCCGAAAACAATCAAGACAACTATTATTCGAGTTTACTTGGTGAACGCCAATACATCTATGCATTTTTAAATGTTCAAGCTGCTAAAAAATGTTATCAATTTCTTAGAAAATATAAAGATGTAAATGGGAGATATCCCGATTTACACGGTTCTCAAAAAGCAATAAAACCAGTTACAGAAGAGTCCTTTACTGTTTATATCGATGAAGAACCTTTACGAGGTCTTAAAAAAAGATGTTCAGTTAACGGTATTGGTTTAATTGGAATTTCCGAATTTGATTACACTTTTATCGATACTATTCTCGATCAGAAAAACGTATTTAGCTTAAATTTATCGGCTACCGATTTGTTAAGCGACCAAGTTACCGATGATAATGATAAAATTGAAAACCTTAATTACCTTTTAGACTTCTAAAGGGGACCATTTTAAAGATAAAAAATATTAAAACTGTTAAAAGTCATTTAAAAAAAAGACCAAATACTTTAAAAATGAAGTTATATCAAATTTTTAACACAGCTTCGATTGTTTCTATAGTTGTGTTAAAAAATTTTATAAATGTTAAAAACCTTGTTACAGCTTATACACTTGTTGACGCTATTTCCTTACTTGTTATAAAAAAACTACATAGTCCACGTAAAAGAAATCAATTGTTGCTTCACCATGTAGCCGGTTTAACAACCGGGTTTTTTTTAAAAGACGTTAGTCCAAAGTTACTTGAAAAATCCCTGGACCTTGAATATAGCACGGCTGCCGTGGTTATCAATAGATGTTTTAGAAATAAGGTAGTTAATGTTATTTCATCCGGGGTATGGTTATATTACAGAATATATTTTACACCTAAAATGGTAAACACCATAAAAAATGAAACAAAAAGTAAAGCGGCTATCGTCGGGTTGAATATTATAGAATCACTTGGATTTGTATGGACCTTTGAAATTTTAAAGGTACCTAGACAATTTTTAAGGCCATGTGTTATAAGTATTATTTATTCAAGTAAGGGGGTATTTAAAAGAACACTTGAGTCAAAGATGTATTTATTGTCTTTGCATATAATTATTTTAAATATTTCAAGTGTACTTCATCATTCAAATCACGTAGTACCCTCAAAATTTTGTAAATTTGACAATATAATTTGTAGAACCTTTACAGCTCATATTTTTTTAATTTCACCTGATAAAATTCTTTTTGCAAAACAACTCGCTGTAGTAAAAGGGCTTCATTTACTTACTCATCTTGCTAACCAAGACGATTCTTCACGTGACTACGAAAACATTATTAATGTTTTACCTAATATTTTAATGCATTCCTTTACCTTTTATTCAATTCAATATAGTCTTTTTGATATTCCTTTGCAGAAGCAACGTATGCTTCAATTATAAGAGGAGCGTAGTACATACAGTCCTTGTTTTTTCCACAAATCTTTTCAATTTTTGATATCACCGAGTCCTCGAAGGTAACCGAGTCCTCGAAGGTAACCGAGTCCTCGAAGGTCACCGAGTCTTTTAGCGGGGTTTCCATAAGATGTCTAATTGCAAAGGATGTATTTAATAATAAAAATAATATTACGAACATAATATACATGTGTTTTTCGAAAGAAGTTAGTCTAGCGACGTTTTTAATAGGGACTATCGGAGGGATTTTGTGCGTTTCAAATGATGACCCAAATTATAAAATAATTGGATATTTTTTTATATTTGTTTCATTGATGCAAGGCATCGAATATCTTTTATGGAATAACCTTACATGTGATTCAACAAATAAAATTTTAAGTTACACTGGAATGATTTTAAATCATCTTCAACCAGTTGTGCTGGTGTTGCTACTTTACATTTATAGCCGCGAATCTTTTAATAAACACCGTAAAATTATCCTAAGTCTTATTGGTATTTATCTTGCTATAATCGTACCATATTCACTTCAATTTAAAAACGAATGTACCGTTAGCGACCAAGGAAATCTTAATTGGAAATGGAATTATCTTGATAATCAATTTTTAACATATTCCATTTTCATAAGTATCATTGTAGCACTTGGGTTCTTTTTCCCTAATAAAAAGTATGGGATTATTTTTAGTTTATACGCATTTATAAGTTATTTTTCGAGTACAATTATTTATTGGAGTAAACCTGTTATTGGATCAATGTGGTGTTTCCTTTCGGCTTTTGCACCATTTATTTTTTATTTGATTTTTAAACAAACTTAAAAATCTAAACGTTAATACTCTAAAAGAATGGAGACCGAAATTGGATCACTCGGTTATTCCATAACCCTAAAAACCCTCCCAGAACATTTTCTCAAAGAAATTAAATTTGACCTCAATGTTAAACCACTTGAAAAGCCTGGATTCGGGTTTGGTGAGCCTGATTCTTTTCCTGTTTATAGACTTTCAAAAAACAAGGTATACCTCCCAAGGTATTATGCTTTGGAAAAATATGGACCACCAAAAAAAAATACCCTTACCGAAACAAAAATAAACGTAACATTTAATGGGGTTATTCGTGAAATTCAAGAACAAACAATTCAAGCAAGTTTAGCCGCATTTGAAAAAAATGGAGGTGGGTTGGTTTCACTTGATACCGGCCTTGGTAAAACAGTTGTTGCGTTAAAATTAATTAGTATTTTAAATTTAAAAACACTTATTATAGTCCATGCTGAATTTTTACTTGAACAATGGGTAGCTCGAATTAAACAGTTTTTACCGGACTCACGTATCGGTGTTATTCGTCAAGACCGTTGTCAAATTGAAGATTGTGATATTTGTATTGGAATGATCCAAAGTATAACAAAAAGGGAATATCCAAAAGATACTTTTAATTCTTTTAGTTTTATGTGTATAGATGAAGTCCATCATCTTGGTTCAAAAACATTTTCAAGTATTTTTTATAAAGTTCAAACAAAGTATCTTTTAGGTCTTTCCGCAACTCCGGAACGTAAAGACGGCCTTTCCAAGGTTATTTATTATTTCCTAGGGCCTCAAATAATTACTATACGTAGAGAAACGAATATCCCAAGTGTTAAATTTATATTTACCGATACATCGGGGATAGTTGAAAAGTTTAATTCACTTGGAAAAGTCAATAATCCATTAATGCTTACAGATCTTACTTTATTGGAATCTAGAAATAAAGTTATAATCGAAACCATCGAAAAGTACCTTGGTGAGTCCCGTAAAATACTTGTTTTAACTGATCGCCGCGAACATTGTAAAGTTCTCTTGGAACTTCTTGGACCGGACAGGGGAGGTTTGTATTTAGGAGGTATGAAAACAAAAGACCGCGAATCTACAACTGAAAGGTCTGTTATATTTGGTACGTATCAAGCTTCGGGTGAAGGGTTTGATGTACCTGACCTTGATACACTTATTCTTGCGACTCCCAAGTCGGATGTTGAACAAGCTGTTGGGAGAATACTCCGTCAAAAAAATAAAAACGAACCTTTAGTTTTGGACATCGTCGATTCATTTTCCATATTTAAGGGTCAGTACTACAAGCGTAGAAAATACTACAAAAGCGCGAGTATACAATTTTTGTAAAAAATAAAATAATTGTAAAGGGTAAATGACAGATATTACATTAATAACATTATCAGTTGTTTACACAGTACTTGTACTTATCGTTGTTTCACTTGATGGTACATACAATATAACACATACACTTTTTGGTGGGTTTATAGGAAACCCTAGTCAAACAGAATATGGTACAGGTGTTAAATTAATAAGCCCTGGTTTTATTATACATACACTTATTTTTACACTTTTAATTCTCATGCCAATGCTGACATGTAGTTAGTTATTTTTGAATAAAGAGTGTAATTAAGAAAGCAAAGAAAAAGTAAAATGAGTATTAAAAATACAATTAAAAAAATGGTAATGTAGATATAATTTTTTACACGAGTCCATATTTTATCTTTATTAAACAATTTTAATACGGAAGGATCTTTTTTAGATTCATCCATTTTAAAATAACTTTTATTTTAATTTTGAAAGTTAACCGATTTAAGAAATGAATCGTTCTTTTTAAAAAGAATGGTTAAACTCGTGTTTAACCCTAAAAATGACCCCACACCTGGAATTTCAAGTAAAACAAGTAAATATACCGAAACAAATTTAAACCCATTTAAATCATTTGAACAAACATTTGAATCACTAAGTATAACTGAACCTGATCCGGAAGATCGGTTGGTTCCTCAAAAAACAAGCGATCTTGTTGGCTTGGAAAATACACACTACATTTTAAATAAATGGTATACCGAGTCCCTTTCAGACCAGTTAAAACAACCGTTGGTGATTATTGGACCCGTTGGTTGTGGAAAAACGAGTTTAGTTGAGCTATATTGTAAAGAAAATTCGGTAAGTAATTACTTTATTCGAATTACCGATTCATCGAAAACGAAAAAAGAAATTATAAAAGAAATATTTTCATTTATTGATTACACTTCAACAAATTTTTTTATAAAAGATGGAAAATCCATAAAGAAATTACTTGTGATCGATGAATATCAAAATGGACCAAACGATCTTTTGAGTATTTCCGATATTCACAATTTGAGCCTTTTAAGATCTGGTACATCCGAATCGAAAAAAGAACTAAAAGGTGTTTTTGACTATCTTGATATAACTATTCCACCTATACTTATCATCAGTTCCGATACACGCGGTTCAAAATTGAGCGATCTTAAAAAAAGTAGTGAAGTTTACTATATAAACGAATTAAACATCGGGGTTATCCAGACATGGATTCACTCTTTTTATAAAGACATCCATGAAAAAGATTTATTAAAAATTGTTAAAAAGTGTAAAAGTGATAAACGTTTGTTGTTGAATATACTTAAATTTTATAAAACAAAAAAAGAAGTACCCGTTGATTCTTTTATTGAGTCTTTTTATAAAGACGATGACCTCAACCTTTTTCAATTTACTGAAAATTTATTTGACTCCGTAGACCCACCTGATGTCAACACAATTTATAAAAATTATGAGTCCGATGGGTTTTTACTTGGCTCACTTGTTCAAGAAAATTATCTTGATTATTCTGACTGTATAGAGTCCATCGCAAATGCAGCTGAAGCTATGTCTTATGGAGAAACGCTTTTTTCAGATACTTACGAATCAAATAAAAACTTTTTACCAGAAGCTCATTGTACAAACGCGTTGTATATACCAAGTTATTTTTCAAGATCGCCAGTTAAAAAAAATAAATGCCCGTTAAGAACCAATTGTAATAACAATCGCTTTAACATTTACCTGAATAACAAAAAAATTATTGGAAAAATTTTAAAAGATTCCAAAAAAATTGAAATCGATATCTTTGATATCTTTCTTTTAAAGAAATTTTTGAATCAGTCTTTAATAAAAAGTAAGGTTCTAACCGAACATCAAGAATGTTTTCTTAAAAATATACTTGGTACCTTTAATTCAATAGAAAAGTTAGAACTTATTTATAAACACTTTAGTGAATTTAAGGAATCAAGTATTAAGGAATCCAAGACAAAAAATTTTACTTTGAAATTTAAAGAAAAACTAAACAAATTAAATGGAAAATGATTTAGTCGATCGTTTTACTCAGCTTCTTATTGAACGAAGTCAACTTGAAGCTGAAATGTATGATTACCTTGTAGCACCACTTATCAATGAATCATTTTGGGAACCTGTTATAGTATGTTTAACTCCTGAACAAATTTCAAGAATGAAAGAAACTGATTCCATTGAAAATATCGAGTGTGATATATGTAATGAACTTGTTAACTTAAAAGAACTCGGGTGTTGTAAAAAGACAATGTGTGGAAGTTGTATTGATAAATGGTTTTCAAAATCGGTTAAATGTCCATTTTGCGTATGTGATACTAGAGAATTAATTGGTAATACAGAATTAACTTAAAAAATAAATTACAATTTATTTAAATGCAAGAGACTGTTTTATTAAACGGGGTTTTAAGTGTAATGATCCCAGGAGTACAAGTTGACGGAACAGCTAATTTTGCATATGTTGATTCAGATCTTATGCCAATTAATGCCAGTATACTTGTTGATACCAGGAGTCTTGTAGATCAAGATCCTAGGGCCAGAAGAAATTTTGATCAATTCATGGAAGATCGTGGTAGTCTTAATACAAATTATTACAATTGTGTTTTTGAAAAAATTAAAGAAAAACTTTTTACACTTATAGAGCCCGAGGTACCGTTGACCAACGAAGAAGTAAATGTGTATTCCGAAAAACACAATTCAAAGGTATTTTCGGAGAATATTTCGAAATTCAAAGAAACAATTGCTGAAATGTATCAAAAAAAACTGGAAATTAATTCAAAAATTGAAAATGCTAAAGAATCTTACAATTCTTTTTTGACTGACATCACTTCCTTTTTGCATAAAATCGAAGAATCAGAACTTTTAAAAGAACACTTAAATTTGGAAATTGAAAAGTACTATCTAAAACTAGACCTTCCGAATTTAATGAAGGAATCAGCCGAAATAAATAAAGAATTTGAATTCCTTAGAAAAACGTTATCTGAATTTTCAAAGATATGCCCACCTACGATTTGTACAGTATGTTACGACCGGCAAGTTAGCTGGTTTATTGATCCATGTGGTCATACAATATGTACAGAGTGTAAAGATAAATGTCAACTTAAATCAGATTGTCACATTTGTAGAATGAAAAGAAACAATTACAAAAGACTGTTTCTTTAAAATTTTACCTTAATTGGTAACTTGGAATGGTAATATTCCATTGCTACAGGTACCATGGATTCAGCTATTTGTTCAACAACTGGAAATTCTTGATCTTCAATGTAAAGACTTGGTACAAATTCAACTTCATTCACAAAGTATCCTTTGGGAACACCGTGAAGCCCAGAACCTATATCTATTCGTGTCAAAATTGGATTACGGTGTAAACCCGGTAATTTTAATTTTGGTAGAGAATCCATAACTCGTTGTGCAAATTTCATAACGTAATTCCAATGACTTGGTGGTAATTTATAATTTCCACCTTCTTGATATGGTTTATCAACTATAGTATTTGTTGTAATTATGGAATATGCATAAATACCGTCGATAAAGTACGTCCTAATCTCTGGATTTTCCGAATCAAAGCCCGGAATATATTCTTGGATGATAATACTTTTGTACTTAGGTATATTTTTTGCAAGATACTTTTTCAATTTACCTTTTTGACAATTTATAGAACTTTTACAGACTTCTTTTGAACACCCTTCCGGAGTTGCACATTCTTTTTTAGACATAAATTTAGCAAAGTCTTTTGATTCTTGTCCATAAACAGGCTTTGCAATAATTGAATCCCATTTATTTCCGTTTACTTTTTTAACAAGTTTATTTACGTAAGAATCAGCATCACGGGTATGCCATTTATATTTAGTGATACAATGAGTCGGTGCTACAGGTATTTTTTTATCTGAAAGGTACTTGTAATAAGTGCATTTATTATTTATAAATTTTTGGTATTCATATGGAGGATACACATTTTTACTCCCTTTTAGAGCATTTTTAAATTTATAAAAGTTTGATTTATTAGCTAAATGAAACGATTCAAGAAGATCGTATATAATGATATAAACGATATCATTTTTTTTAAAACGCGCTGCACTTATTTCAGCTGGTGTTATGTAATCGACTATTATACTTGGATAATTGTATTCAAGGTATAGTCCCATAGCCACATCAGCCGGTACACTTTTTTTACCTTTTGAAGATATACAGTATTTCGAGTACTTTTGTTCATTCGCAAGTTGGAGGTATTCCTTTGAAGACACCTCAAAAAGTTCATCTTTCTTTTTTTCCGCATTTTTATAATTTAAAACAATGCCTATTTTTAAAGAATCGTTCATTTATCTTTTAAAAGTATTTTTTTTTAACGATTAATTTGTTCGTAACACAAACTCAATAATAATCTTAATTTAATTAAATGATTGATAATTTTAGTATTATTATAATTTTACGAGCCCTTTTTATTTATTTACTTGTTGAAAAGGGATGGGCGATAAGAAAAGCAAAAGGGTGTAAAAATAAATATGAAATGTACAAGTCTGTTAGAAGAAATTAATTTAAATTTACTTAAAAAGAAGAATGTTAACTTAATTTAAAGATGGGAGGTGGTTTAGTTCAATTAGCTGCTTATGGATCACAGGATGTTTATCTCACAACAAATCCAGAAATTACCTTTTTTAAAGCAGTCTATCGTAGGTATACAAACTTTTCAATGGAATCAATTATCCAATTAATAGATGGAAATATTAATTTTGGAGGAAACATTACTATTGTTATTGCACGAAATGGTGATCTTTTAGGTGATATGAATATTCAAGTTTCTTTACCAAGTGTTTCCAGTTACATTACAAACCCATCAAGCTATTCTTACCTTGGATGGATACAAGGAGTTGGAAATTATCTTATTAAGTATGTAAGTCTTGAAATAGGAGGCCAGCAAATTGATGAACAATATGGACAATGGATGAATATTTGGTCTGAACTTAATTTACAAGAATCTAAAGTCACGGGATATGGTACAATGGTTGGTAAAAATTTTAACAAAGCCACTTGGCAACCTTATAACCCAGCAAGTGAACCAAATTCAAGGCTTCAAATTCCTCTGTTATTTTGGTATTGTCGTAACCCCGGTTTAGCTATACCTCTTATTGCTTTACAGTACCATGAAGTACGTGTTAAAATTACATTTGAAACATTTCAACACCTTATAGTTGCTGTTAAAAATGGACAATATGTCTCTCCAACGCTTAATGGGATTAGTCCTCAGCTTAACGCAAATAACGATTTCAAAATATGGAATAATTATTACTATCTCGACACAGTTGAACGCAGAAAATTTGCACAAAATCCACATGAATACCTCGTAGAACAAGTTCAGTCACAAACAGGAAACGTTACAAGTCTCACAGGTGAAAATAACATACGTCTTAATTTAAATCATCCTACTAAGGAACTTATTTGGGCATTTACTCGAAATGGATCAAATGCTCCTCAAAATGATTTTAGTATAGGAACGAACATTATTCCCAACGGAACGCCAAATCAATTTGCTCCGTTGTATTCATTTAAATTGATCTTAAACGGCACTGACCGGTTTAAGGAACGTCCTGGAGAATACTTTCGTCTTACTCAAAATTATATGCATCATACTCGCATTCCAGGAAGCTATATTTATTCGTATTCCTTTGGTCTTCAACCAGAAGAACATCAACCATCTGGTACATGTAACTTTAGCCGTATCGATTCTGCTCAATTATACTTTTACCTTAGGAATACATCTGTTAACCCGGGGAATCTGGATGGAGCACCTCTGGAAAATTATTCAGAACTTCCCGGATATTCAGTTTATGCTCCAAGCTACAATATTCTAAGAATAATGGGAGGAATGGCTGGTTTGGCTTACAGTAATTAAATTGCTTTAGCACCTTAAAATAAAATAATTATTTAAAGTAAAATGGAAACACCGTTTGCACACGTTATTCATTCTATTGTTATTACATCAGTTCTTTACGTAATAATGACATCAGTTTTAAAACAAAGTACTCAAGTTGCAACAGATCGAAGTGTTTTTATAGGAACACTTATTTTGTTGTACATGGTTTTATTTGGCCATTCATTTCCACCAGGAAAAATAAACCCGAATATCTTTTAACTTCTTTTAAAAGAAAGTAAAATTCCAAAATTAATTAAAATTAATTTAATTTCGTAATTTTCCAAAAAAATAAAATATTTCTAAAGAGTACAAAATAACCAAAACTAACTAAAAATGGGAGGAGGACTTATGCAGCTCGTTGCCTACGGCGCCCAGGACATTTACCTGACTGGTCAGCCCCAGATTACCTTTTTCAAATCCGTTTACCGCCGCCACACCAACTTCGCCATTGAGTCTATTCTCCAGACCATCAACGGCTCCGTTGCTGCTGGTTCCCGCGTGTCCGTTACAGTTTCCCGTAACGGCGATCTTCTCAAGAATCTCTGGGTTCAGTACAACCCCTCTCTGCTTGTCAGTGCCGCTGGCTCCCAGCAGGTTGCGGACGATCTGAGCCACGCTCTGTTCCAGTACCTTGAGCTCGAGATCGGAGGTCAGCTCATCGATCGCCAGTACGGTCTCTGGCTCACCATTTGGCGCGATCTCACTGAGATCAACCCCACCGGTAACCAGGGTCAGCTCCTTGCCAGCGGTGCTGAGCCAGTGATCAACTCTGCCACTGGTCTTGAGAGCTCTACCCGTTACCAGCGCATGGCTTACACTCACCAGGGAGGCACCAACGTTACCAGCACCACCGCTGCCCCCACTGAGGCGTACATCCCAATGAAGTTCTGGTTCTGCCGCAACCCCGGTCTTGCCATTCCTCTCATTGCCCTCCAGTACCACGAGGTCAAGTTCAACATCCAGTTCAATCTTACAAGCACCTTCCTGTACCCCTCAACTTCCACTGCCAATCTTTCCAGCTGCGGTCTTGCCGTGTACGCCGACTACGTCTACCTCGACACCACCGAGCGTCGCCAGTTTGCCCAGAACGCACACGAGTACCTCATCGACCAGCTTCAGCAGCAGCAGGAGTCCAGCTCCGGTACCAGCTCCAATAACACCATCCGCCTCAACTTCAATCACCCCGTCAAGGAGCTCATCTGGGTCGGTACCCCCACCACTCTCACTGCTGCATCCAGCGTTGACTCCGTTGCCGGAGGAGCCACACCCTCTAGCATTGTTGTTGGTGCCACTGGTTCTGCATCTAACACCCAGATCAAGATTATTCTTAACGGTACCGATCGCTTCACCGCACGGAATCTTAAGTACTTCACCCGTAACCAGATCTGGGACTGCCACACTGGCTTCGGTGCCACTGGAGTTGCCGATGCCATCGCTGTTTATTCATTCGCTCTCCGCCCTGAAGAGCACCAGCCCAGCGGCACATGTAACTTCTCTCGTATCGACACTGCTCAGCTTAACTTCGCTGGCGGTACCGGCGAGACCATCAACGCCCTTACTATTTACGCAGTTAACTACAACGTTCTTCGTATCATGTCTGGTATGGGAGGCCTTGCTTACAGCAATTAAGCGTAGTTTATTTGCAATTAAAGCACTTAATCTCACGCTGCTTTGTATTGTTTTACAAAAAAAAGTAATTGTTTGCCTTAATAGGTAAACAGTAAATCCATGTAGCATTTTTGTAAATATCAAGGACTTTTGTTTTTTTCTCCCATTTTAAACAATTTTAAATCAATGACAAATTTGCTAAGTAAATTTATATATGTTTCCTTAAAAATATAAGGTAAAATAAATAAATTTTAATACTCTGTTAAATTAAAGATGAATACTTTCTGGAAAGTATTAGTATTCGTTATCTTTGTGGTACTTGTGGTTTTTACGTATACCCAGCTTACAAAGCAGACCGAATCAGATTTTGGAGCAATTGTTGATTACCTTATGCCATATAATAATATAATAGCCTTTTTAAAAAAATACAATTACTACTATAAACGTTTGTTTGATATTTACATATCTTCACGTTTTATAAAACCAAAACCTATACGTATAATTTTAAATAATAAGCCAACTCAAACAGATTTAATTAATTATTATAATTTAATTATAAACGACATTAATTTTTTTATACAAGTTGCCTTAAATAAATTTAAAATAAATACACCTCTACTTACAAATATAAAATCTAATACAACTCCCGAAACAGCAATTGTTAGTATAAATACTTCAATATATAATATAATTATGGCGATTGAAAAAACTGGATTACCACCTTGGTATAAACAAACTATTCCCATAAAAAAAAATAAATGAATAAGTTAAATGAAAGTCATTTTCTTTATTTTATTGATTATTTTTATTCTTTGTTTACCGAATATTTCACCATTTGGTGGAATCAATCTTCCTCCAGTTAATAGACTTAATCCTGGTGGTACTGGAACAGCTGGCGGTACTACATATATCCCAACATATTCTACTTCTGATGTAAATAATTACATCAACCAAAATATACCACAAATCAATGGATACATCGATCAAATAAACGCGGCTTTTAAAAAACCTGTGAAGGGTACACCCCCCGATGTATGGATTTCTAAATTACATGATAAATATTTACCAAAAGATAAAACTTACAAAGATATACAACATATTACCCCGATAGATACTTCTATTACAAGCATATATACAACAAGCACTGATAAAAAGAATGTTGTCTATTACATAAATAATACTTTAGTCCCACAAATTAATGAGCTTTATAAAGATCCCCGTATTATAAATTATTACACTGGTATTTATGATATAAACCCAATGGAAAATTACGTTTATTCTTCAAGTGCGACTCACCCAAATACATGCAAAGGAGGCCCTCCATGTGATGTGATGGTGTATTTACAATCACAAGACGGTTTTAAAAATTTATGGTATATACTTAATGGAGTTGTTACTTTTGTAACCTCTAAATTAAATTGTTAAAAAAAATATTCTGTAAAGAATATAAATGCCCGGAAGATTCAGCGTTTCTATTACACCTAAATATTTACCAATGATAATCATTAGTGTAATCGCACTACTTTTGGTATGGTTTTTCTTTTTTAATAACAAACCAAGTTCTTTCGGAGGAATTAATGCAAACTTTTTAGCGATTATTCAAAGATCATCAATGTATAAAAATGTACATGCTGCAGAAGACTTTATTAATTACGTTTACGACACAGTAAACAAGATCAACACAAACGGTTCTTCTAAAAATTTTAAAAAATATTTTAGCGGACCAATATTAAATATCGACAAGAATTCTTTAATTAATAGCGCAGTTTACCTCAGTGATCCTAATAGCACTTTTATACCATTACTTGCGAGCCAAATTCAAAAATTAACCGCAAATATTAGTAAAAATATAAATTCAAAACAAAAAACAACAACAGGAGATTACCAAAACTTGGATACATTAAATAAAGATCTTAAAAAAATAAACGATATCGCAAATGATGGTTTAGCAGGTGGAAATATTAAAGATCTCATTGATAAATACACTTCCGCATTTAATGAACTTTTTTCGCAATTTGTTGTGTAAAAAAAATAAATGTTAACATTATAAAGCAATTAATATTAAATGGTACAAAAAAATTCGTTAATTGTATTTGGAATAATTGCCGTAATTCTTATTTGGCTCATTTTCTTTAACAAACCAAGGGTTTCCTCTTTTGGAATGTTCCCGCCTTTAGTACCAGGTACCCCTTTTTATGATCAAATACATAACTCTCAATTAGAAAGTTTTAGCAAAAACACTTATTCCGATGTTGTGAAATCTTTACAAAGTGTTGTTCATGGAATAAACTTTAACGTACTTCAAGTAAATAACGCGCTTAATAAGATGCCCATTCCTCCTGATAAAACAATGGCTGCTGCATTATATATTGGACTTACGGATTCTGTCAATTCCAAAGATTTTGGATTTGAAAAGGTATACCGCAATGGAGGTGATGTTATGAATGCCGCAAAAGCCGCTGGTATAAATTATAGAATAATTGTAAATCCATTCCCCAGCACAGTTATAAAATCTGTTGACAGTCTTAAAGATGACGCAAATAGTATTTCAACATTTATTAATACGGTTCTTAAAAAACCACTTGAGGATATAATTAAGAGTGTTATAGCTGAAGCAAGTGCACAAAATAGTCCTAAGATTGCTCCTTATATAACAAATTTACGGAATCTCCAAACTTTAATACCATTTGTTCCTTCCGATCATAAACCAACTGGTACAGGTGCCAACCGTCCATGTGGACCCAGTTCACCGTGCGATTTTATGTTTTATTTATTTACAAATATTTCTAATAGAAATGTTGATACAGCAATTGGAGGGGCCGCATCAGCAATTTGGATGAGTAAAAATGGATACCCCGATAATATAGCACCTCCCATGTTTACAATAACTGCATCCACAGCCCAGGTACCTTCTCAAAGTAATAGTGGATCACAAAGTAATGGAAGCCCATCACAATCAACAAACCCTGGTTCTATAAATTTTAGACTTGGTTAATTTTAAAAAAACCACGTATGTCTTTATTTTTTTCTTTTTTACGTGTTGCTTCGCCTATACTAATCTTTTCACGACGTTTAGCATCTAAAAAGGACTTTCTTTCAAACATCTTCTTGCATTCAACTTCACCAATAAGAATATTAAATATGGTTTCTAATGGAGACCTTACTTGATGCTCTAAATAATAAAGATAATCTATCGGAACTTTGTTTTCAATAACAAACTGTGGATCTTCAACTTTCTTCCAACTTAATGCTTTAGGATCACCGATATCTACGTATACAAAGGGTACACGATCACCTGGTTTAGGTGCTCCATTGGGGTCACGTTCACGCATTTTTTCTATTAGTGCAACGTGTGCCATGCTTGGCATTTCTTCAATTTTTTCAAATTTACCCGATTTTATACTTTTACCGTCTTCTTTGATTTTAATTTCTTTGGTATGAATCCACTTGTAAGCCCCATTGGTATCAACCTGGCCATTGGGTAAAAATTCGGTGTATTTTTTATCAAATCCCTTGTAGTCATTTCGAAGATTCTTTGAAAGAATCAATTTTTTAATTGGAACTTCACCCATAAGTAAACGATCAATACATTTTTCAGCTTCTTCACGACCAAGCTGAACATTGTTTTTAAACATTATCGGATTTAAAACATTTTCCAAAGTTTCTTTCACGTATGGACAATTATCCCTTCGAACCAATTCAACTCCTTTGGCTTCTATTTCTCCATTGTGATGTTTGGGATCCGTCCACTCAAGATAAAGGTACCTTTTTTTGGCAACCAAAATCAAGGGATACATAAATTTTTCAAATTCAAGTTCTATGGGTTTTTTAAAGGTTTCTGATATCTTTTTGGCTGCATTTTCAGCAACCTTGAACAAAGTTGTGAGAGTTCCATCGGGATCTACTGGCTCAGGGAATATGACGTAGCAAGAATCCGTGTCACCGTACACTATCTCACAATTAAACATATTTTTTGCGTGGTATTGCGTTTGTTCAATCATCAAACGCCCACATCCTGTAACTGCTTGACTGATTTCCAAACACGGCAGGGCTCCAACCGTTGCACCCGTAAATCCATAAATGGAGTTCATGGATACCTTGATCGCCAATTGTTTGGCATTAAGTACAGTTTTAACAAATGGGTCAGTCGATGCATTCATTTCTTTTTTAGTTACTTTACGGTTTTTCCATAAACTTTGCAATATTCCAGAAAGAATACCGTCCTGATTTTGAACAAATGTAACACTAAGGGAATCGTTACACTTGATCGTTGAATATTCAAATCCAGGAAGGTTCATATACTTTTGATCCAAAACAACAGTTGAATAACACATGTTGTGTGCTATCATTATACTTGGATACAGACTTGCAAAATCAAGCCCACATACTGGACGAGTGTAATGACCAATGTGAGCTTCCAAGACAGTTGCACCTTGAAATTTTGAATCAGATTCTTTTACGTCCATAGTAGGAATAAGATATCCGGCTTTGCGAGTTTCATAAGCGATTTGACTAAATACTTTTATGGATTGTCCACGAGTTATGAGGTATTCCAATGGGACACGTGTAACTTTTGCCATTTCAAGATGATTGGGTAATACAGCAAACTTTTCAAAAAGACGTAAACACAAATTGGTATCTTGAACACAGTACTTTCCAACACGTGTTCTTTTTGCAGTATTTCCCTTTTCAGAATTCCAAGCTTCAAAAATTTCTTTGGGTGATACGTCGTCCTTACCTTCTTTAAGAAAGTATTCGCCGACGTAATCAAGTTTGTAACTTTCAAGTTTGAAGTCTTTTTTAATAACTTGAAGAAGATCTATATGGATTCGACCAATAAGCTGTGTCATTTTCCATTCATTAAAACCAGATTGCTGGTTATTTAATATTTTTTTAGCTATATCAGTTCGATGACCAGAAAGTTTGGATTGATAATTAAAGTGATCTTCGATATCAAGAATCTTGGCCCTTTCAAAAAGAAAACCATTGTCAAACCCGAAAATATTGTAACCGACTATGATATCTGGATTTGAATCAATTATAAATTTAGAATACTTCTTCAAAAGTTCTCTTTCAGTTTTGCACTGAATAACAACAGTGTCTTCGATTGAATCAATGGTATCTAAATTAAAAAGATACTTTTTTGTTTCAAGGGTAACAGTGTCTTTAGTTATACAACAAATTTGAGTAACACGATCATTTGGTTTCATCGCATTTGGAAATGAACCGTCTTCACTACAAGCTTCAATATCAAAGTAAAGCACCCTAAAATTTGAGATACGATGTCCAGCATCGGAATAATTTGAAATTGATTTCCACGAACATTCATATTCAGATTCATTGTATTTATATTTTCCTTCTTTTACAATAATCCACCCGGCTGTAAGAATATCACGCATATGGGTTAATCTAAGAATTGGATCAATATTTGATTCATACAATGGAAAACGGTATTCCTTTCCACTAATTTGGAAAGCATTATTTTGAATACGGTATCTTAAAGATCTAAAGGACTTATGATTCCAAAATGATAACTTTAAAAAGGAACGCAATTTATTATTTTCGAAGCCGTAGTACTTTTTCATTTTTAAAAATTCTATTGATTTAACTGATTTTCCGAATATTTCTCTCATGGAATATACACATGTTTGATCCCAACTAATAGGAACTTCAATAAAAAAGAACGGGTAAAAGTCTTTTAAGCGAAGTGTAATAGGCTTTCCATCGATGTTGGTACCAAAAACATAAACGGTGTATTCTAAAAAATCAGTAGAATCATTGAGGACGTCATTGCAATACCAATCCAAACTTTGAAAAATAAGATCACCGGACTCAGAAGTTTCTGAAATTCTCGGAATCATCTTTGCTTTGAACATTAAACGGACAAATTCTTAAATAAATTCTAAAATAAAAATGCGAGATAAGGGTAAATGAAACTGTTTACTTCAAAAAAAGCAATTCAGGATATGCTCTATGGAGTTATAGTTGTATTAATTATTGTACTTTTTAATAGATACATATATGACGGAACCGATTACACTCGAAGTCGTTTTAATGATAAAGAGTATCGTGTTCGATCAGGTCCCGAAAACCAAAGAAAAGCCGATCTTTTGGCATTTTTGGAATATAAATTTGATATACTGATCAATGCACTAAAGAATGATCCAAAGTATGCGCACAATATAGATGTACAGCGACTTCTTTCAAATTGGAGCCGTGGTATATCAATTAAGGAAATTGGAAATCTTGAGAGTGAAGCTGCATACGTCATAAATAAACAAAATATGTCTTTTTGTTTACAAGATCTTCCAAGCCCAGGTGAAAATGTTAAAACAACAAGTACAGAAGATACAAATCTTATAACATATGTAGGTCTCCATGAACTAGCTCATGTAATGTCAAATGAAACAGGTCATGGAAGTGAATTTATTAAAAATTTTGAATTTATACTTGACTACTGTAAAAAATTAAATTGTATAAATCCATTTACAAATAAAGAAGAACCTTTGTATATTCAATTAAATAAGATAAATACTGCGGATAATTATTGCGGAGTACCTTTGGTAAATTCAATAAATTAATTCCAAAAATAAAATAATCCATAAGAATATACAATGGCATTTTTCCTGTTCGGTAAGAAAAAAAAGAAATCAACTAAAAAGGCTGGCAAGAAGCCACCCGCAAAATTACTCAAAATGTGCCGTAAACATCGCGTGAAATGCACCAAGAAAGTTGGTCGGCGCCGTGTTTACAAAAGCGTAACGGTTCTCAAGAAACAACTGAAACGGAAAATGAAAGCCCACAAAGCCCGGAAGGGTCGCAAAAGCCATAAAAAGGTCCACCGACGCCGAAAGATGTACATCGGTCGGTCATTTGGTTTTGGACTTCGTAAAAGCCGATTTGGGGCAGGATCTCCCTTTTATGCAAGTGTAGACAATTATGGTTACAATCAACCAGTTATCCAGAAACCAGGAATCCTTGATCAGTCAAGCCAGATGGTAACTTCATCTACAAATGATATTCGTCCCGCTGGCCTTGGTCTCCCAGGAGAATACGTCCCAACATATGGAGTTGGCCGGACATTTTTCAGTGAAACCGTTCCATCCCAGGTCCCACCCAACTGGAACTTTATGGGTCAGCCCGATGGATCACTTGTCGCCGTTGGAAGCCCATTTGTTGGATACCGTAACCCAAGTGCTTTCGGACGACGGGGAATCCGGCGGTTTGGAGCAGGTGGCTGTGGAAGCCCCCTTATGGAACGTGATGCATCCGGTAAATGTGTTACCAAGTCATTAAAAGGTCTTTACAAAGCCGCCAAAAAGAAGGGCGGGCAAGCCTTAAAGGGTGTTGGGAATATGTTAGATCAATTAGATAAGTACTAACTTTTTTTAAAAGTCAAGATCTCTAAGGGCTTTGAGTACTTCTTTAGGGATTTTTTTAGGGTAAATGATAGTAAATAAAAGTATAAGTTCACTATTTTCAAATTTTAAAAGGTAACCATCATTTTGTTTTACAATGCATTTTGTTGTAACGGTGTGTTGATTTCCAAAAGGATCATTAAAGGTTTTCGTAAAACCAACTAAAGATTCTTTAAGTGTAATTGGATAACGGTAGTACATTTTTCCGTTATGGTATGTATAATCAGTATCTGTTAATACCAATTTAATTTTACCAACTGGTAATAAGAGTATATTCATATTTAGATCAGGCTGTTTTTGAATTTCTATTTTTACTTTTTGAAATGAATCACATACACAACATTTTATGGTTCCGTTTCCAAGACACTCCATACACGTTTCAAGACTAATCCCGTTAAGTGTATATCCACCTCCTGCACATCCACCACAAATAGATTGTTCACAACCACACTTTGTTTCAATTTTAATTTCTTTTTTTGTACCTGTGTAATATTCTTTAGGTGTAATTTTGATTTCTTTTGTCCCAGATGGACTACCAAAATTATTTCCAGAAAATGCCTTGAGGATATCATTTAAATTTCCAAAAAGGTCTGTAAAATTGAAATGACCAGGTGTTTCTGGAATTGGATTCAAAATAAATTCATAAGCTTCCTGGATTTTAAGAAATTTAGCTGATTCAAGGGGATCTTTGCATTTATCAGGGTGATATTTTTTTGCAAGTCTATGGTAATTCTTTTTTAATGTTTCGGGTTCCCAATTTTCAGGGAGTTCAAGAATTTTTCTTGCTTCTAATAAATTCATTAATAGGAATTATTATTCCTTTAATTAATCTATTTTTATTTAATTTGAATAGTCAACGAATTTATTTATTTTTTCATTTTTCGCCTAAGCTGTTTCTTGAGTGTCGTTATACTTTTGTAAACACGTTTCCCACCAACCTTCTTGGTACACTTCACTTTGTGTTTTCGGCACATCTTAATAAGTTTCTTGGAAGGCTTGCGAGCTTTACGGCCTTTGCGGGACTTACGGCCTTTACGACCCTTGCGGGGTTTACGGGACTTACCAAAAACAAGTTCAGCTAGTTCGGATTCCGCTTCTGTTTGTGTGGCAATTGGTTCGGCTGCAACACGGCGTATAGGACTTGTTGGGGGACTTGTTTGAGTACCAACGCTACGTGAAGCAAGAACTTCCTGAACAACTGGTGATCTTGACTTTTTGGTTGTGTAACGCTGGTGACGATCTTGTTTGTCAATGCGCATAGCACATCCGTTTGATTTTAAGAAACAAGGGTATAATCCGCCTTGGACGTAATTTGTACAGTCTTCTTCAGTTGCTTGGCGAACTGAACAAATACTGGCACCAAAGTTCATTCGATGGCACTTCTTGCATCGACGTCCAAACTGTGTTGCTTGACACTTCTTACAACTTCCAAATGAATATTTACCGGATCGTGATTTCCCAAATTGCCGGTATTGGCGTACACCCTTAGAAGCTATATCAACTATTTTCCTTGCAAGACTTGGAGCATTGTACATCAAACTAAAACCAGTTGAATAAAAAGAAACAACTCCCTGAGCAATGCTTGTACCAAGACCAGGTGAAACTTTATTAGCTTCTTTCACAATTTCAGCAGGGGTTGCTGTTGAACCAACCGAATCTGTGATTTCTTGGATTTGTTCAGGAGAAACACCTTGTTGTTCAAGAACTGAAGCTACTTCAGCTGTTGCAACAGGTGGTGTGTCCTTTGAAACAACTTCAATTGCTCGCTCAGTTGCTGTGTCGACTGCTTCTTGGACTTCCTGGGGTGAGCCTCCTGTTGATTCAGCGACGGAAACGGCTGTTTCTTGAACACTCTTTATAACTTGTTCGGGACTTTTGGAGCTTTGTTCTGAAATATCCGCAGCAACTGCAGCTGCAGCTTCAGCAGCTTCAACGGGTGATCCACCACGAGCTTCGATTTCATGGATTACTTGTGCAACTTCCTTCTTGATTTTGGACTTTACCGTTCGTTTTGAACGTTTCTTTCTGGGTTTAGTCTTCTTGGACTTAAGGTATTTTTTACATACCGGTGCTTTTTTCTTTTTGCGACCGAATAAAAATTCAAACATTTTATTATACTTTTATAAAACATTTTAATTTTTAATGAAATTTTTTAATTTACCTTCTTCGGTGTGAACGCATTTTACGGGCGATCTGCTTCTTAATTGCGCTCAGCTTCTTGTAAATCTTTTTGGATCCTACTTTCTTTGTGATTTTAATCTTCAGTTTCTTGGCGAGCTTGCGGATCTTGGCGGGGATCTTCTTAACCTTGCGACCTACCCGGCGGACTGTGCGGCGAACCTTGCGCCGGGTGCGACGGATCTTTCGGCGGGTCCGACGGACCTTGCGACGACTTTTGCGGGACTTGCGGCGGCCAAATGCAATAGATGGTCCTTCGTAGACGACTCCCTTTTTAGCTGTTCCCTTACGGCGTCTGCATCCTCGCTTGGTGTATGTGCAGTTGGGGTTTCCACTGCATCGACGTTTGGTAAGGCGATTGCAAGGAGACCCAGGAACGTTGTAACGGCGGCGGCGGACCTTGCGACGACCAAAGAAGCTAATACCGGCTTCATCGGCATACGCACCGAGGTCATCATCACCACCGAGTGGGACAGTCTTTGAGATTCTCGCTACCTTCTTGCGTTTCTTGATACAACCACGGCCTTTCTTAAATGTGCAACCGACAGCTGCGGCGCAGTCAATGCGGCGACGGTGAACACCGCATCCCTTGCGAGCGCGGCGCTTCTTTCCAAAAGCGGCCATCATTCGTTCTTGGTAGTTTTTAAGTGAATACCCAGGGCGATGGGATTTTATTTTTTTTCCAAAAGCACTAAGGCGCATTCGGCGGTAACCGAATCCATTTGCAGCTATAACATCGGGGACTCGGGCAGCAGCCATGAGGTCTTCCATTGACATCTCGCCTGAACTGGAAGACTTGGAACGGCCACCCTTCCGGCGGCAACCACGTCGCTTGACATAGCTGCATCCAGAAGTTGATTTACAAACGCTTCGTTTAAGTTTATTGCACGATGACCCTGCAACATTGTACCGGCGGGGCCGGACGCATTTCTTACCAAATTGAGGTAAATAATTCATTTTTATAATTTTACTGAATATTTTAATTTTAAATTAAATTAAATTAATTGATTTTAGTGTATTTTCCGCAGCAATTTGTTCTGCTTGTTTTTTGCTACGAGCTGTACCTTCACAATATACCTTTCCATTTATACTTACATTTACCAAAAATGTGCGATTATGTGGAGGACCGTCTGTGCAGATAAGTGTGTACACAGGATTAGCACCGTTAAAAGTATGCTGGGAATACTTTAAAAGGGTATCCTTGTAATTATCTTCCACTAAAACTTCTGTAAAATCAAGCGTTTCGATAATTTGAATGACAAATGAATTTACCGCGTCAAATCCAAGGTCCTTAAATATAGCTGCTAAAAAGGCTTCGAAGGAATCTTCAAGTATTTTTTGAGAATCACGTCCTTTGATATTTTGAACATGGTTACTCATTAAAATGTATTTTCCTAAATTTATTTGCCTTGCCAATTTTGCAAGCTGGGTTCCATTTACCAATTTTGTTTTAATACGTGTTAAAAAACCTTCATCACGGTCAGGATATTTTGTATAAAGATAATTTGCAATTATTAAACTTAAAACGGAATCACCCAAAAATTCCATACGTTCGTTATGTTGAAGAAGATATTCTTGTAAAGGTGCTTCACCAGAATATCTTTTTACTGCTTTATATATACTTTTATGTACAAGTGCACGTTGGTAATAGGCTACGTTTTTTACACGTGTTCCACCAAGAAGGTCTTGGATTTCTTGACGACTAATATGCGGCTTGGAAAAATCATGCGTTGCGAGATCATCTTCTATTTGTTTTTGGATCAAATTATTTATTATTTCGGATTTTGATAAATGTTCAGAATCAGAATCGCTTGAATTTTCCATATTGCTTACTTATATTACACCCCAATTTTTAAGTAAATTTTTTACCGGAAATTAAATAATCTGGTAATTTAATAATGACTTCTTTTGCAAGAAAACAATTGTATACGCTTTTAGTTAATATTTTACCAAAAGGTGGCCGAGGAAACGATGAAGTAAAACAACGTAAATTTTTAATTGATTGCCTCGATCGTTATGGATACATCGAAAAAAAGAAAGTTTCTGAAGACAACTTCGAAGAAGTACCTGATTACCAACTTCTTAAAAATGAAATTGTTCCAGGATACGAAGATGAATACCTTTCGTATGAAAATAATTCTTCGGGATATATGCCTGGACCAAGTGTCGGTGGGACCTTTTTTAAACCTGTTAATTCACAGACAGAACGTTTAGCTGAACTTCAAAAGAGAGGACTAAGTCATCAAGAAGCTGATTTTTTAAAGGTTTCTGAAACAATAGATACAGCTTTAAATGCGTTAAGTCAAAATTTTCCAAATTTAAATGTCGATAACGTTCGTAGAGACTCTCTAAATATGTATCTCGAAATTATGGAATTTTATAAAAATCCACATGTTATTCCTGAAATTAAAAGTAATTCAAAAGGGTTAAAAAGAGGATACATTGCAATGGTTGTTTATTATTCACTCGTTTTAAATAAAAGTGCGGTTTCAAAAGAAAATATAGTCAAGTACTTCGACAATGGTGTTATACCAAGCGAACTTTTTGAAGCCGATAAATTTATAAAATTGATATTTCAAAATAAAAAGAAATATTCTTTCATTTTTGAAACAAATGTATACATTAAAGATCTATGTGGGATGCGGCAAATTCTTACCGAATCATTAGGGCAATCAGTAGTTTCGAAAATTTATAAGGTACTCGACCAACAAGGTTTAGAACCAGGAAAAGGACGTAAAAGTCCAAAAGATATAGCAGCTGCGATTTACTTTATCACAAGTGTAACTGCGTCAAAAGGTGGCGTGTTACCAGAAAAATTAAAAATAAAAAACTTAGAAGTTACTATTGAATACCTTGCGAGCCATTGTAAAGTTAGTGCAAAAACTATTTCAGAAACAAAAAAGGAACTTGTTGAATTCTACAAAATAAACCCAGACCTTAAAAAGGAACTCACTTTTTAACAACTGGGTCCTGTTTTATAACTGGGTCAATGTACTTTTCAGCCATAAATTGACCAAATTTTACATCAACTGAATATTGGTCTTCTCCAGCTTCAAGACGACGTTTGTAGCTCATCATTTGTTTAAAAATAACGGTGTCTAGTGGTCCTTCAAGTAAAGTTTCGAAAAAATACCTATTTTGCGTTTTAAATTCATTAAATTCGGTCATTTCATTTATCTGTTTTGCAGTTTTTGTTTTTTTAAGTTCGATGATTCTTTCAACAATCTTTTCAATTTCGTCGGCCTTCATTTTTGATAAATATTATTTCATTTCTTAAAGTAAATTAAATTGGGTAAACACGAAAAAACAAATAATAAGAATAAAAAGAGTAATCAAAAGAGTATTACTTGACATTCCAAAAAGACTTTTACCAAAACTACTTTTACTCGCCTGGGGAGGATTAATTATTTTTTCTTGGAGTGTATCCCTAGGACCAACTGTTTTATTAACTGCAGTTGGTGTTAATGGAGCTGGTTTATTTCCATCAACTTCTTGTGCGACAGGTGTATTAGATCCCTCCATTGTTTTATCAAAGTAGTCTCGTTTCATGGATTCAAAAACTTCTGGTGACTTGTAGTATTCTGACAAATCCAATTGGCTTTGGAAAGCATTTTCTATTTGGGCATCAGTCTGAACGTCGTCTACACATGTACTGAGAACATTACCTGTGGGATTGCATCCAAACTCCCCAGCGCCAGGATCCGGGGGAAGTTGTTTAAAATAAATCTGCGCTGAGACATTTTTTGTGGTGTCCATTTTATATTCTACCAATTTATTTTTTTTTGAAACTTATTTTTTTACAAATATTAAAGTACTTTAAAAATGAGAAGAATGATATTTTAAAGGTCGTTAAAAAGTATAAAATATAATAATTGATAAAGATATACTTAAAAAAAACAAAAAAAACTTGAGCAATGGAATCTGAATTAGAAGATATATGGACCGAATATTTTAATGATCTTTCAATCAATGAAACTAAAGAAAAGAGTGGTCAACAAAAATGTAAAAACTGTAACAAAGATTCGTTTTGTGTGTTAGAAGGAACTATTACATGTATTGAGTGTGGACTTGTAGCTCAAACCCATATTATTTCAGATGATCCCGAGTGGACTAAAAGTTCTGAAGATTCTGGTGTAGTAAGTATTAGTCGATGTGGAAATGTTTTGGATTCTACAAATCCATATGATACAGGAGGTGAATTTTTACCAAAGTATCATTGGTCTTGGCACCTTGACGCTGAAGGCAATAAAAGATATACAAATTTATCAAAAATAGCCATTCGTGTAAGTTATTCTTCAAAACAACGTGCGTTTGATGAAGCAAAATATTCTTTTGAAAAAATTCAAGAAATTTTGGGCTTATCGGAAACCGTTTTTAATACTTCAAAGTTGTTTTGGGGAATAATTTTAAAAACTGATATTCTTAAAAGAGGCGGAAATCGTCGTGGTATGAAAGCTTGTTGTATATTTTATGCCTGTTTAAGTGAAAAACAACAGCGTAACCGTGAAGACATTTCTCGCGCGTTTGATATAGACCACTCTTCCGACTTTACTAAGGGTGAAAAAATATTTCGTGAAATTTTTGAAAAGAATGAACATTATTCATGGATTCTTTACAAGGGGTCCGAAAATGAAACAATGTACCAGAGATATATATCACAACTTGGTCTCCCGTACGTAGTTAATAAACTCATGCACTTTGTAAAACAAGATACTTCTGACCACCTTCTAGGTATCGCGGCTAAATCTGAAGTTGCGGGTATACTTTATTTTGTCGTAAAGGATATCTTGAGTCTTAAACGTCCAAATAAATCTGAAATAGCGACGTGTGTCGGTATTTGCAATCCTACTTTGAACAAGGTTATTGAAATACTGAAGTATTTTTATACCAAGAATCCGGAATTGCTTGTTAAATTGAAAAAAATGGTAAATTGAAAATTTGGGGTAAATTAAAATAATTAGTTAAATATATAAAATGGTTGAAGGTCTCGATCCGCGTAAAATTTTAAAAGACTCTGTAAAATTGTTAGATTACGAGCCACTTGGTTTAAATATTAGTGTATATGTATACGACTTTTCCATAGACGACACACACCTTTACCGTATAACAAAAGAAAATGGTCATTTAAATTTTTTCATAGAAAATAGTTCGTTAAATCTTGATTCAATTGATTCTTTTTTAAAGGTTATAAGCCATTATGCAATACAAGGACTTACTATCTCCAATGGAGTTACTGAAACATTATTATTTGAATGCGATCCGGCTGAGTGTATGGACTATCAACGGGGTCAAGGAGAATACTCAGCAAGTAAAATTCAGAAAAATTTTAGACGTTCGAGGGATTATGCCGCTTGGAAGTACAGTCCTCAAAAACTCCAGGAACAGGGGTACTTTAACCAGCTCGATTTCGGCAAAAAAAGGAACAAAAATTTCATTCAAGAAGCCAATGCACGAAGTCGTCGCAAGGGAACCCAGGGTACATTTGGTAGATGGTGCCGAAAACACGGTCTTGATGTCGATGGAAAAGTATCATTGAGGTGTATTAACAAGGCTAAAAAGTCAGGAAACACAAAACTTATTCGTCGGGCTGTATTTGCTCAAAATATTAAAGCGTACGCAGGTGCGCGTAAAAGTTCATTTGGGGCACGTACACGCCCACGTCGGTGCAAGAGACTTACAAAACGTAGATGCCGGTCTGATCCTCAGTGTCGGTGGTCAGGTCGCCGCAAGGGCAAACGAGTTAAACACCGGTGCGTTCGTCGGCGAAAGGTCTACGAGGGCCCCGCATTACCACGTCGAACTTCATTTGGAAAAAAGAAGCGAGGCATAAAGTTACCTAATAATAAAAAACTTGGAGCTAAACTAAAGGGATACAATACACCTGGTTTGGGTTCTATGGTAATGGTTAAAATAAATGGTAAAATAAGAAAGTTTCGTATATCAAAAGTTTACCGAAAAGGGAAACCTGTTAAAGGCGCATTTAAAGTAACGATTAAGGGTAAAAGGTATACCTTCAAATCAAAAGGCCCTGGGAGATACGTCACACTTACCAAAAAATATTAAGTGTTAAAATAAAATGTTTGAAATAATTAAATGAAAGAAATTGATTATTTAAACCATTTTTTTAAAAGATCCATGCGTTTTGGAGCTCCTAAAGTTAATTGTAAAACTCCAAGTTTTAAACCTAAAAAACCTGATGAAAAGTACACGCGTTTAAAAGTACGACACGATTTTGGGATACATGGGTTTTATGATGGATTTGTTCGTTTTAGTGATTACGTAAACGGAAGAGACGGTCAACCAGAAATACAATACAATGTGTGTTTTTATAAAGATGGTAAAACCAATGATTATGTAGAAACTACTATCATTAAAGACATCAAAAATTTTAACGAAACGTATCCAGCACAAGCGAGTAGTAATCAATTACCGCAATCTGGGAGTACAGGAAAAGCTGTTGTACAAAAACCTTCGGGTCGACAACAGCCTTATCCTACTCCTGGAGCAGGACCCAGTTCAAGTGCAGGTCCAAGTTCTGGCGCAGGACCAAGTTCTACAAGGGCAATAGTTCAAAAATATGCTAATGGTACACCTGTTTTAATGGACCACCCAGAATTTGGTATAAAATTATTTGGTAAACTAGAAAATATACTTACACTAGCTCAAACCCCAAGCAATAAATATAAGGTTATTTGGGAAGACACAAGGTATCCTTCCACATCCGACTTTAATATTAATGATATAAGAACAGGTATTACAAATTTTCAAAATTATACAAATAATCAAAATAATTTATTACCGCCATTTTCAGCTTTAACACTACCGTTTAATCCTTCATTTAGCAGTATTGGGGGTCACAGATTTTTAGATATTGATCTTTATAATATTGCTTCTGAAAATTTTGGACATGCGCCGAGCGTACATGAACAAATGTTATGGGTTATTATTTTTAGATTTTTTATTGTTTTAGATACTGTCCATGATATATATGATCAAATAAAACTTAGTGTTCCAGGTGGGGCTGAAAAAAGAAAAAATTTAATGCTTCAATTATATAAAAGTTATCATTCTGATATTATAGATCTTGTAAACACAATAGGCCCACATCTAACTCCACCACCACCCAAACAATTTGTATTTTCATATGATGTTACAGATCCAGATATGAAAGATTACGCTGCATGGGTACTCGATACATTTTTCCCTGAACACCTTGGAATAAAAGATCCAGCTGAACCAGATACTGTTTTAGATGTAATGTTTGCGGACATAAAGGACCAAAATAAAAAGTACATAAATTTAATGGATTTAGGTGCAAATGCTTCGGTAAATGATGAACATACTGGGGAAAATGCGAGCGGTTTATATCTTCCAGCTGGTTTGAAAAAATTAGGGATAGATCCAACAGGGTTTATTTGGTTAAAAGAGCAGAGTGTCTTGCGAGCTTTGTATTGGAATCAGAATAAAACCAGACCACCTGCTAAACCCGATGTAGCTGTTTCTGCAGATATAAGCGCCCCAGGGGCAGAGATCACTAATATTTCACAAGTTACATCCGAATTTCCGCAATATATATCAAAAGCCGATTATTACGATGCGTCGGGAATAGGTACCGAGCTCACTAACGGGGAATTTAATGAAAAATTTGTTGAAAATCTCGCAAACCATACTTTTAATATATTTTTTGGTTTTAGAATTCCTGGAATATCACCGCCAGAACGTATGGGATTTGCAAATATTACATACACCATGGAAACAGATAATGGATTAATACCATTAATTATTAATTCATTTATTGGTAAAAATACAACTGATATTTTCAAAATAGATGTTCCTATAAATTCAAGAATGATAAGTAATGATATTGAAAAAGTTGGTTCTGAAAAAGGTATTGTCGCATCAAGATTAATAAGCGATCAATTACTTTCAAGTGGTAATAATGATCTAAATTATCTAAAAACACAAATCATTGTACTTTTTAAATTTTTTGGAGACTTTGGAAAAGGTTTATATGCATATCTTTATCAACAATTCGGTGTTTCTCTTTTTGTATCTAAAGATGGGTTATCAGCCGGTATAACATCTTTATTTGTTCCTGGTACAGTGACAAGTAATATAAGATTTGGTAACATTGCCAAATTTAAAGCTAATCCTAAGCGTAGACCCACAGTTGAATTCTTTTTTAGAAGAACTTATATACCACAAATAGAATTAAGAAGAGATGCACCGAATATTTATACTTTTAATGAAGATCTGAGTGTACAAACAGAATTAGATTATAAACAAACTTTCTTAAGGGCATTATGTAAACACGACAAAAATGGAATAGATTGTGATTTATCTTTTGATATGCCGGATTATGAAGGAAGATGGGGACCTTGTTTAGATACTTATTTAGCTCTTTGTATCAGAGATGGTATATACCCGACTATTGATGGATTTGTTGTATTTAGAACTTCAAGTGAATATGCAAATACCAGATGCGCTCCACCAACTCAAGAACAAACAATGACTGATCTTTTTTACGCAGCTCGTGCTATAGCTGCAAGAAGAGGATCCGATATGTTTAGAAGGGTTTCAGGTATTTTTTCACCACCTTTTAAACAAAAACAAGATTTCGGAAAAAAGAAAATGAATTCCGAAGAGCGTTATCTAGCGAGTTTACTTAGAAAATGAGCTTACTATTTTACTTGTCCTCAAAGCTTCAAGGTCGTCTTGAATTGTACTTCCCGAAACTTCCGGTTCTTGAGCGGGGTCTTGAACAAGTTCTTGGCTAGGTTCTTGTACGGGTTCTTGAATGGAGTCTTGTATTGATTCTTGAACATCGGGTTCTTGTGCGGGTTCTTGGATATAGGGTTCTTGAACGGATGTTTCAATAATTACATCGGTTACTTCAGCAAATTGTTCCTTAAGAACAGCTTCAAATGGATTTTGTTGGAGTATTAAGTTCTTTTTCGAAGAATTCGAGCCCGACGACCCGGGTCTAAAACTTTGTAACAATTTTTTTAACGGGCTTGGAGGGTTTGTAACTATCTTTGAATCCGAAAGACCTTTTATTTCCGAATTGATTTGTTCCTTTTGGGGTAATCGAAACAAAGGTTTTTTGGCTAAATTTTTAAAACGAAGTCCAGCATCCGCAACAGTATTTGCAACTTTATTTTCGGGGTCATCATAAATATCAACTTGTTTGATGACAACGATTTCAGGTTCTTCGATACCAGCGTCTTTAAAAAGGGTACCGTACATCCCAAGAACTTTTTTTGGAATTGATGGGCTTTGTTCTATAAGTCGATCAATTTCACTACGTGTTAATTTTACACAATCAGCCCCGGAAGAATCACGGTCTTTGACGGGAATATTTAATTCAGTTGTTATATTTCTTGCCAGTTTTCCGTAGTTTATGGAGCTTATTCTGTGAGACTCCATATATTCAGATATTTTCAAAAATTGGTAGATAGTTGTCATTATTGCGCAAATTAAATTTACCGCACCAATTATTTGAGGGACATTCGCACGAATTACGTCTGGGAAACTCGATTGAGCAAAATTTGCCGTTCCAGTAAGTGTACTCATTACAATGATTGGGATCATGTAATACAAATTCGTTTTTCGATAAATCATATAAGCTTGATTATGCATCCAACGATAACTTGATGCTATTTCAGCCCACTTTTTTAATAAAACCATTTGCTGCCTGTGCCAAATAAAAGGACCTTTTGGTTGTGGAATGGGGTTCATTTACTCTACACGGTTATTTTATTTTTAACGAAATAATATTCTTGGTTTTAAAACAGGTTCGTGGTGATTAAGTTTAATACGAGGCTCATTGAAAGGCTCATTTGAAAGTAACGCATGGTACATTTTAAGTATATATTCCTTTCGTTTGGGTAATAGGTCATCGCTGTAATACTTTATTTCTTCAAAAAGAATCTTTAATTGTGCAAGGTTTATGGGTTTAAATGTATGAATTGTATTTTCAACGCAATTTTTAATTTTTTCGTTTGTAAATAAAGGAAGGATTTCGTTTATTTTTGTAAAAGTGTAAACAGGTGCCATATTGTGTCCATAATCAATTGTTTGCCCGAGATCTTCAATACGATGAATATAATAATGCAAACGTTGATGAAGTGAATAAAAACACGCTAATACAAGAGCTGCGAGCATATCATCATTGTATATTTCCGGGTTGTTGTTTTCGAGTTCTTCTGTTGAAAATACAACAGTTGTTCCTTTCCATTTCACACCACCTTCATTTATTATGTAATCTTTGTATCTCGGTAAATCTATTTTACACATCGGGTGATGAGGCCCTTCATAACTTTTAGAATAAATTATATGCTTTGCACCCGGTGTCCAACTCAGAGTATTTTTAGAAGTGTAATAGTAAATATGAACCGGTATTCCGCATATATTATGGATTATACCAGTATCAGTTGGTGAAACTGGTTTTTTTACGCCAAATGTAAATTTTGCAGTAAATAAACGAATGATTTTTTCGAGATATTTTTTTTCATTCATCTTTTAACGTTTTCATTTATTTAATTAATTTAAAAAAATGAAAATAATAAGATTAAAATGGACGCAGACTATGGATTTACCGTTTTAAATGAAAATAAAGTTAAAAAAATTACTGAAACAAACCCAATTGAAATGTACCTCAAAAACAATAAAAGCCTTAGTCTTAGACAATTAAAAAATAAAACAGGTATTTCACTCAAAAGCGTGAAATATCATATTTATACATCGAGTAATATCGAGGATACACCATCGTGGGTACATGGATCAGGCCGTTCAAAAATCAGGTGTTTTAGATATACCCCTGAAACAAAAGGGTATCATGAACGTAAGATTAAAAAAAACCAAAGGATTGTTACTGAACCATCCGAATCGCCTCTATAACTTGGTCAATTTTATTTGTCTTGTCAAGTAATATGTGCGTATAACGCTCCATATTTGTTGTGTTTTTTTCAATAATTTTTAAAGATCTATTTATACTAACGGCCCCTAAAAACACGATTATTGCTAAAAAATACATTTTAGTAATAATGGTATTTATTTTTTAAGTCTTTTTTAAACGTTTTTTTAAAACCTTTTAAGGTTTTTAAAAGTCTTCGTCCATACTGAAAATATGTTCGGAAGCAGTTTTATTTAAACTTGCCATAACACCGGCTTTTTGGTACTCTGCAACTCTTTTTTCGAAAAAATTTGTCTTTCCCTGAAGACTTATCAGTTCCATCCAATCAAAAGGATTTTCGACGTTAAATTGTTTTGGAAGTCCTAGAGAATTCAGAAGGTGATCAGCAACAAAAGAAATATAATTACTCATAAGACCTTGATTCATACCAACTAAACTGACCGGAAGAGCTTCACAAACAAACTCCTTTTCAATTTCAACTGCTGAAAGGACAATGTCGAGAATAACTGAATCACTTGGTCGAGCAACTATGTGATTAAATAACAGACACGCAAAATCGCGATGGAGACCTTCGTCACGACTAATAAGTTCGTTACTAAAAGTAAGTCCAGGCATTAAATTACGTTTTTTGAGCCAGAAAATAGCACAAAATGATCCTGAAAAGAAAATACCTTCAACACATGCAAAAGCTATTAAACGTTCCGCGAATGAATCAGTACTTGTAATCCATTTCAAAGCCCAATCGGCTTTCTTTTTGATAATTGGGATTGTATGGATTGCATGAAAAAGTTTATCCTTTTCTATTGGGTTTTTGATGTATGTATCAATTAATAGAGCATACGTTTCAGAATGAATATTTTCAATCATTATCTGAAATCCATAAAATGACCTCGCTTCGGCTATTTGAACTTCTTTCATAAAACGTACACTTAAATTTTCATTTACAATTCCATCGGAACTTGCAAAAAATGCAAGGACATGGCTAACAAAATGCCGTTCGTCATCTTTAAGAGATTCCCAATCTTTTATGTCACTTGTAAGGTCTATTTCTTCGGAAGTCCAAAAACTCGCTTCAGCCTTTTTGTACATTTCCCATATGTCATGATATTTAATGGGGAATGTGCAAAACCTGTTGTCATTGGGATCAAGGAGCGGCTCCATGGTGATAATAATTATGTAACATTTTATTTTTTAAGTGAATTAAAATGTTTATTAAAATAAAATGTCTGAAAGTTACGATTCGGAAGGTATATACAGTATATCAGGTTATTCGGGTAACTCCGAATTTACAGCTCCTGGTCAATCGAGGTACACACAGAATGAATTCGATTACAAGGCTTATGGACAACGAAATCTAGAAAAAAATTATGTCTCTTTTTTGACTAATTTAAGACAAACAAATTTGAATTTATATTATAACTGGTTTTATGAACGTCTACATTATCTCGTAAATAAACACAATGAATACTACAATGCGTTTACTTCAGTACAATATAACAAAACAATACATCCACATCAAACTAAAATATTTCAATATACTTTTTATAATTTGATAGATGTTCTTGGTGCATTTTATAATTATAAATACATTTACGATTACATCGAAACTGGTGGAAATGTAGATCCCAATTATGATTTTAACGCGACCCAATACTTCATGATGATGAAACTGTTTAATTTTTATAATCATACAGGTGATATATTAGTACCAACAATATTCCAACTTTGGCTTCGGGAAAATGACCAGGGTCGTTTTCTTCCAGAAACAAACGAAACAGAAAATCCGTTAAGAACAGTGGAACAAATAAGAAGTTTGTTGCCTCATGCTCAACAAATAGGAAAAAATTTAGTTGTATTTATTAAAATTTTGTATAGTCAGGGGACTACTCATGCAAATTTGATGGTATTCACACCTGACAAAAAAATTTATGTCATTGAACCGAATTTTACAAACATTGAAGACAATCTTGACGAAGAAGAAGTACGATTAATGAAAAGTGTAAAAGGATTTTTGACTATGTATTTTCCAGATTACACATTTAGAAAGTATAGCACTCATATGCAAGTAGTAAGTATGTATCAACATGCTGATATGTGCGCACCAATGAGCGTTATCGACTACCTTTTTAGAAATGACGGTGACCTTGCTTATAGTGAGGCTAAAGATAAATTGGTTGACTTCATAAATTCTGAAAATGTTTATTTTTCATCTTTTTATAATTTTATTCTCCAAAAACATAATGAATACCCAAGTAACACAAGAGAATTAACAAAAATAAATGACCCTGATATTCCAGATATAAATAGTAAAATACCTTCAAGATCATATAGAACAGAATTGACAAATAATTCTGGTGTTATTGACCCATATTATTCCAGTGAAGTTATGTCTGGATATCGTCAACAATCTTTACCAAACCGTTTTGGGAAATTTTCAGAAGAACGTTATCTCAGAAGTTTTTTAAAAAAAAAGTCCATGTAAATGGTCTTTTATACATCTAAGAACCAGTTCATAAGAAATATATCGTATAGAATACTTTGGGTTATATTCTAAAAGAAATTTCTGAAGCTCGTGATATGCTGGTCTAAAGACGTCAATGTAATATCCTTCGAGTACTTCTTCCAAAGATTCAGGGATATTTGAATAAATATTCATTAATTCATGATAAACTAATGAATAATTTATGTTTTCTAAGCTATTTACTCTAACACACGCTTTTACACGTTTATCAAATTTTTGTTTAAGTTCTTTATATTCCATTTTTATTTAAACATTTATTTTATTTAATCGAACGAAGGTATCGTTCTTCTGAATCCATTTTCTTTTTTCCAAACCCAACTTCACCTCGAGCCGCAAGTACCTGTTTTAGCTGATCCATATAATTAGAACTCGGTCTTTGTGGACCAGGTGGTGGAGGCTTGGGAGGCGCTTTGGGTGGAGCCTTTGGAGGAGGAGGCGGTGGAGGCCTTGGTAAATCACTTGTTTCGCGTTCTTTTTGGGGTTCTTTTGAACCTGTAAAAGGCTGGTGGGTAACTTGTTGGAACCCACCTCGCATGGCAAATTCCTTAGCCATTTTAAGTTGGGCGCGGAGTACTTTCATTGCGCATGTCGGACACTTCTTCCTCGGTTTGCACTTCTTGCACCTACTTTTACCAAACGAATTCGGGAGTTCAGTATTTCGAGGAACATGTGCCATAGTCTGTATAGATTCGTGGCAGACAGGGCAATTATTATTCCATCCATAAGCAGTGTATGTATCCCGGTACTCATTTACGCAGTCACAATGGAAAATGTGACCCGCTGTACAATTTACACGACAAAGTCCCTCGTGGTCTGTTTCTAAACAAAGTATACACATTCCCGGGTAAACATAAGAATTCATAGGTTTATCAAGAATTTCTTCGCTCTGATTTCCCCCGACAACAGTAAGTGGATGGGGCGTGTGTTCCAATGGACGGTCATAGTCATCAAGTCGGGGGAAATCACCGATATCAGGTTCTTCCCCAGCCTGGCGGCGGCGTTGTGCTTCGGCCAGTTCATCGGATCGAGCTTCAATGGAGTCAAGAAGCCGTTGATTTCTTTGTTCCATGTAATTAATCGGTCCGGTTGTAAATTCCTCGGGTAAAATATTTCGACGTTGGGGCTGTTCGACTGGTTCTATAAAGCCTTCAATGTTCCTGTAAAGCAATTTAATTGGAACTGTGTATGGGTAATAACCACCTCTGTATTCACGATCACCTAATGCACGAATTATTTCCTCGCGGCGACGACGGAGATCGGTATCATCGTTGTATACTTCACATAACATAATTTGTAAAATTTTATACGACTCGCGGAGTCTATTTATAATTTCGTTTATTTGTTGGTCGTCGATTGTACATCCACTAAAAAAATCCGAAGTATTTAAATAGTGGTTCCGTTCTTGTCGTACTTCAAGTAATTGTTCTTGTTGATTGGAGTATATTCTTTTAATTAAAAATATTGTTTTGGGGATGCTATCACGTTCATCTTGAAGATAATTTATTTCAATACCAAGCGTACTGTTTTGTACACCCCCATTGTTAGAAAGGTATTCTTGAAAAGATTCTTTTATAATATCGAGTGGGTCTTGATTACTTGGGTTGTAATTCATTTGGGTATCTGGTCTACCACCCCATTCTTGTAGTTCAGCCCAAGGTTGGATATTGAGACTGTTAAATTCAGGTGGGTAAAAAGGAACACGCGCGTTTCTTCGAGGCATTTAATTTAAACGAATATTTTTATTTATTTTGAAAATAAAACAAATTTATTTGAAGGAATTTGTTTCCATTGTTTTAAATTTTGTTTTAATTTTGCTGGCATCTTTAAAACCTTACCACCAAGGTCTTTGTATTCAATCCTTTGGCCATTCATTAAGGTGTATTCACAAGGAGGACAAAATGCAAGTGCAAGATTATTACGAATATCAACTTTGGGATACTTTTCCATAGAGTCAACAAACGTTTGGATATCGGGATCGTATTTACAATAAATATGACGGCCTTTATTTGTACTTATAGTTCTAAATTTTTTAAGTTCGGGGAAATCGTGTATCATTTTACGATATACTTCCATAGAATCTACGTCCAAAACTGTAACACCACTACAACTTCCTGTAACAATTGCAAATCCAGTATGGATTGGGTTTAAATGAAAAAGATTATTTGAACGATCGAGTGAATGCCAACGAACACTAAAGTGAGGATTTTTGCGTTCTTTTCCATTTTTCATAATTGTATCCATATACGGAAAAGAAAATATACAAAACCCATCGTCAACGTATTTTTCAATTACTTTCATTTTTTTGGAATTGAGCGCATTTTCTTGTTTATAAATTTCTATCATTTATTTATCCAATTATTTTAAAAATAAAATAATTTACAATAGTAAATGAATTACTCAAGCTCTGTCGAATGCTACCCAACATACAACGGCACTTCACCCGTATGTACATCTGATACAACCGGAAGATGTATAGACAGTGGTCTCATGAATGTCGAAGGTTTTCCGCCTTGTTGCAATCCCGATGTCCCGGAAAGCTGTATAATTTCTTCAAGCAATCCATACGTTCCCAAGAATGCAGTTTCAAAAAAACCTGTTACAACAACCGATAATCTTTCCGGAGCAGCTGCGGGATGCGTTGCCAAAAATCCAAACTACCCGGCACCCGTTGGAGGATGCGTTTACAACGGGGATAATCCATGCCCGACAAAGTACGAAACAACCGATACTCGTTTTGGAACAAAAATGTGTTGTGCTCCTCAAGACACCACCAATACAGCCTGTTTTGCACCTGTGTCTGACAAGAGCACTTTTGGAAATAAAGGTATCCTTAAAAAGAATTCAAAGTACCGAAGTCAAAAGAAAAATAAAAGCACATTCGGAAGTACTACTTCAAACATTTGGATATTTCTTGTGATCGCCGCGTTGCTAATTTATTTTCTGTTTTTTAACAAGCGAGTTGCTCAACAAGCGTTTGGACGCTTTAACTTTGGAAAACGGTAAATACTCTAGGCGGAATAGTGTAGTGTTTGACTGTCTGGGACACACGACTGTAAAGGGGGGACTATACCCCGTGTAGTGTTTGTCCCGGACTATCGGACTTTTTTGGCAGCTCAGTAAGTACTCTAGGCAGCACTGTGTAGTGTTTAACAGTCAAGAGTAGACAGACCATAGTCTACAGTCGTATGTGGACTACCTCCAGTGCAGCGTTTAGTCGACTATCGACTGTATACACACGACTGAGTACTGTAATCTGAGCACAACAACTCGTTTTACAAATCGGTAAATACTCTAGGCTCAGGTGTGCACTGTTTTAGTCGAAGTGTCAGTTATTTTTCACAAATCGGTAACTACACTAAGCTCAAGGGTGCAGTGTTTACAAGTAGATATACCTACCGTTTGTCCAAATCGGTAAGTACACTAAGCTCTAGGGTGCAGTGTTTGTGTACAGGTTTTAACAGATCGGTAACTACACTAAGCTCTAGGGTGCAGTGTTTGTATACAGGTTTTAACAGATCGGTAACTACACTAGGCTCTACAGTCAAGTGTTGAACACCACTACGCACAGTGATTTTGTAATCTGAGCGCAGTCGTGTTTTACAAGCGCAATTCGTTTTTCACAAAAGCGAAAGCACAGCAAACTTCTTCGGAAGTGTATAAGCAACATAAAGCTATCCGGTATCCAAGCGCAAACTCACTTGCAAATGTCTACCGAACTCGATCTCGCCGCCCAGGTTGCTCAGCTGAAGATTCAGTTGGAGAATGCTGAGCTGCGCGCTCAGGTCGCAGAGCTGCAGGCCAAGTTGGCTGTTGTGGAATCTGCGCCCAAAAAGGCTAAAGCACCCAAGACCCCCAAGGACCCCAACGCCCCCAAGAACCCAGCTCGGGTCGAGGCAGGCAAGAGGCTCGCGGAGTTCAACCGCCAGAAGAAGGCGGCTGAGAAGGAGTCCGAGCACCAGAAGTGGTTAGCTGAGACCCTCGCCAAGAAGGCTGAGGAGGCAGCTGCTCTGGTCTCTGGTTCCGAAGCTGGCTCCGAGTCTGAAACCGATTAAAAAATACAAAAATCAAAAAAGCTTAGGCTTTCCCGAAAGGGTTTAGCAAAAGCGTATTCACGGTGCTCTTTAGTGCTTGGTTTCCAAGGTAAAATGGCTACCGTTATACCTTCTCCGCCAGGTGCGCCGAAGGCCGGGTACATACAGTACTACGACTACGAACAGCGAAAGTGGTTGTTCATCAAGCTCAAATAAAAAAAACAAAAACGAAAGGACCCTAGAGGTCGCCCTAAGGGGAATTAACAAAAGCGCTCAGTTTCGCAATGGCTACCGTTGGGACTGAGAGCGAGGCTGACCGTATCCGCCGTCTGGTAAAGATGGTAGAGAGCTTCCTTCCTACTATCGAGTTCTGCTGTCTTGGTGTTTGTTTTGTGGACGGTTCCCGTATTTTTATGACGCAGGTCGAGGGAGGATACTGTCTGTATGATCGCGAAACCCACGTGGAACAAGTCTTCAAGACCAAGGAAGAAGTAGCTCAGAAAGCAAAGACTTACCTTGATCAGCATGAGGTCGAAGACGTCACTATCAGTGGGCACAGTCTTCTCAAAGAATAAACAAAAATCACAAAAACAAAAGGAGCCTGGGCTCGCCCGAAAGGGAATTAACGAACCGAAGGTAAGCGCAAAATGCCTAGCTACACTCTCTTGTGCGGCCACACTTTTGACCTGACTGACCTCGTAACGCGAGCAATTACGGCTAAACCAGGTCGTGATGTGTGCCCAGTTTGCAAGGTTAAGTTCGACTCTGCTGAAGGCTGCTACTTAGCACACGTCGATACCACGAAGATGACTCTTGCTCAGTTTATCCAAGCTGAACAAGACCGTTTGGAGAAGCGTCGTGCTGAACTGGCCGCAAATCCACCACCAAAGCTGATGCCAACTTGCTCCGGTACTTGTAAGAGCGGAAAGGCGTGTACAAAAACAGCTATGCGATCTAACGGGGTCTATTGTAGCTTACACATACCAAAGTAAATAAAATCACAAAAATCAAAAAAGCCTAGGCTTTCCCGAAGGGGTTTAACAAACTGAAAGTACGCACAAACTCACAAAACTCACAGATGAGCAAGGCTGAAATCAACAAGGTGATCAAGATGCTCGAGAAGCTCGCTGACTCCAAACCGAAGAAGACTGCGTCCAAGGCGAAAGGTGCGAAGCCGAAGAAAATCGACGATTGCGAGACCAAGGCAGAGCTCAACAAGTTCAGCATCGCTGAGCTCAAGGAGTGGCTGAAGAAAAATGGAGTATCCGTCAAGAAGGTGACTGAAAAGCACAAGAAAGACTGGGTGAACATTGTCTACAATAACCTGTTTGAAGACTCTGACTCTGACTCGGATTCTGACTCTGACAGCGATTCTGATTCTGACTCTGACTGCGACTCGGACTAAACAACAACAACAAACAAAAACCTTCGGGTTCCCTACGGGGTTTTAACACAAATAAAGCGCAGCGGAGCAGCGCATCGCGATGCTTTTAAATTACAAATCAAAAAACGGCTTAGGCTGCCCTAAGGGGCATTAACAAAGCGATTTGTGCACTATTTACGTGTACAAAGCGTAGCGGAGCAACGCATCGCGGTGCTTCAAATGTCCCTGCTCTCTGCAAGTGCTATGAAGCGTTCTGCGTCGGTGAAAGCCAATGCCAACCTTCATGAAGCATATGTGAAGACGGGAAAGTGTCTCACTCTCCGAGAGGCCGACAAGGAGTTTTTCAAGCAGCTCACCGATGTGTTCTGCGTTGTAGAGACTTACCAAGTCGTTCCCTGGGATGATGAGGGCATATGGGCGCAACTTCTTGAAGCTGCAACTCAGGGAAGTGACGCATTTGTTCACGGACTTGAGTGGTATGCTGTGTCTGCCGGTGGGCTTATGAAGCCTCGCGACCGCGGCAAGGAGTTTGTGTTTCACAAGTCTATGACCAAGGAGCAGCGCCATAGCATTCACCGCATCAGTGGGAAGTTGTTTGTCACTGCTACTGAGCGCA